TTAGAATAAATTTTCTTTTTTGGGTGGGTTTAATGTTGGCGTTACTTTCACTTTTCTGTCATATACATTGACTTGTGATTCGGTTTTATGACCGCTGAATAACTGCTTATCTTTAGTTCCTCCATCATAGTCTGATATTGCCTTGGCTTTAATATCATGAAATGTACATTTTATTTCTCTACCTAACTTTAATTCAGCTTTCCTTTTTGCATCCAACCAATATGAATTAAATGTTTTATGTATTAGCTTATCACCAGACTGGTTTCGTAAAACCAATGAATCAGAAGAAGAGGGGGGAAACATTTTTTTTGCTAAATTAATTGCTGTTGTTAAACGCTCTGTCCATTGCTTTATTTGTTTTTTACCAGTTTTCCCCTGTCTAATGTAAAGACCTTCCTTGAGTATTTGCTCATGCTTAAGTTTTAAAATATCTCCTTGTCTAGCTGCACAAAGATATGATATTTCCATCGCTACTTTTATTATGTCTATTGCTTCATCATAAATAGTATAATATTCAATATCTTCAATATATTTATCTCTACTTTGTATACTAAACTTTTTGATACCAGCGCACGGATTGATTTTACAATAACCTCTTTCATAACCCCAACCAAACGCTACGGACATATATGATAATTCATGATTTGCTTGTACCTTGCTTTGTTCTCCTCTTATATCCATGTAACGCCTAATGTGTTCAGGCTTTATATTGTTAACATTAATATTGCCAAAAACGGGTAATATTTTTTTTGATCCTTTCAATTTATCTTTTTTACTGCGTTCTTCCAGTTCACGAAATGCAACACTGTTTAAATGCATCCCCCATAGCTTACTAAATGTCATAACTTCTTTTTGTTCTGCGATAACACCTTCATATTTAGCCCAAAGCTCAACCATACTCATGTTAATTGAACCTAATGTTATTGTTTTATTTTCTTGGCTTTTTAGATAATACGAATATTTGTTTTTTGATACGCGAGGGGGTAAGATGTAATCACTTTTATCTTTACGTTTCCTTCCCATTCAATGCTCCAAAATTAGGCTCTTCTTTATGTTCTATGATTACTTTCTGATTTAATGATGAACGTAAAATTATTGGCTTTCCAATTGAGTTAACATAAAAATTAAATTTATTATCTTTCAACCATTTTATTTGTAAATTCTTTTGAGATCTTCCTGTTAATAGTTTTAATTCATTTTCTGTTAATATGAATGACTCACTCATAATTGCACCTCCTTATAACTGAATATCATTTTTACACGCATAATTGCCCTCGCTGATAATTAACCGTTCACGTTCTCACATTTGAACTGACCATAAAATAACCTATTTTTTTTGTTAAAATGTAAAATTCTTCATTGGGTTATTAAAAAACCTTTATAATATTTATTAATAACAATCTAATTTAGGAGTATTACAAATGGTGTCTGTTTATATTAGTATGGCAAATTATTGTGAAGTTATACCTCAACCAGATAGTAATCAAATTGATGAAAGATTTCATGCTTGTCTTCTTGAATCTGGTAGCGTCCAAAATAACTTTATTACATGCCAAGGCAAGAATTGCTCAGAATTGGCAACTAATAAAGTAGTAGTTAAAAAAAGTAATAATGTTTCTAATTTAGATAAAAATCACTATATAGCTTTATGCTGTAGTAATTGCCGAAAAAAGCTAAGTCCATCACTCCCAGCATCTAATAATTTTGTATTCAAGCAAGATAGTGAAGTTTGTATTTACCAGAATATTAACGGGTGGTGATATTAAAATAATCTAAAATGGAATGTCGTCGCTAAAATCCATTGGCGGTTCAGGCGTAGTTGGTTGACTTGCTGCTGGTTCATTTGTTGTTGAAGGACGTGATGTACTAGGAGCAGACGAAGTATTATTAGCACTTTGTCCCCAGTTTTGTGAGCCATCGCTCATGTTTTCACCACCATTGCGTGTTGCTAAAATTTGTAAAGTACCACCAATTGGATTGATAACAACTTCAGTGGTATAACGATCATTACCCGCTTGGTCTTGCCATTTACGAGTTTGTAATTGTCCTTCTAAATAAACTTGAGTACCTTTTTTAACATATTCGCCAGCAATTTCAGCTAATTTACCAAATACAACAATTCGATGCCATTCTGTTTTATCTCTGCTCTCCCCAGTTTGTTTATCTTTCCAAGATTCTGATGTGGCAACACTAAAATTTGCAACAGCGTTACCATTTGGCATGTATCTAATTTCGGGGTCTTGCCCTAAATTGCCAACTAAAATTACCTTGTTTATCCCTCTATTTGCCATTTTCTTGCTCCTGTTTTTTGATAAATTCTTTTAAATATTTGATAACACAATCATTGCAAATTATTGCGTTTGGCACCCATTCGTAAGAAAAAATTATTTTCAGACTTAATTCAATTGATGAATCTAAACACCGAGAGTTGAAGATATTTAAAACATCGACGGGAGCCTTTTTTGACTTTTTTTGACACATGTCACATTGGTATGTGTTTTCAGTATGAGTGTGGATTGGCATTTTCTCGCTCCAATTTTTAATTTTGTATAGAGTGTCACTCTTTCGCCATCGGCGTGACTACCGACAGGATTTGACTTGGCTTGTATATTTCAAATCAATGCGCTACCCCCCCCTAGTCGGAATCATCGCAAACATTGATTATCACCGCATATACCAGACGTTATTAAAAAACCGTCACTCGGATGGTTATTTGATTAATTAAGCAACATCTTGAAATGTTATTCTTTTATAAATTGCTCTAACTTTTTCAACATCATCAGCACAGTAGTCTGCAACTTGTTTTAATTTTCCTTCTTTCACAAAATCCCAGACCTTAGAGCCATCTATTTCGTCGCGTTTTGGCTGTATATCGAGCGAAAAACAAATTTCATTCAACGATACGTAATTACGTTTACCAGCCCATTCTGTCATTGTGTCGAATATATACATATTGTTGTACGATTTACTGTTGAGTGGTAAAAATGCTGGCGGTTTTACACCCAACACAATTGCGCGTTGATAAATAAAGCGTAGGTCAAAGTTTTCGATGTTATGCCCAATAAAATGTGGTGTAATATCTGCACTAGGCCTATAACATTCGATTAATTCGTTAAAAAATGTTTTTAAAATGTCGCCTTCAGATGTTGCCCAATCATCAAAATAGATTGTTCTGACATCATTGTCGTTAATTGCGTAGCCAATACAAACTATTTGACCAAAACCACCGTTTAAGGCGGTTTTTCGGTAGGCTAAATCTTTGTTTTCTTCAATCCATGCATCGATTGTTTCTTGTTTTTTGTAATTTGCTGGAGGTGTTAAATTTGTCTGTACGTGATTTTTTAGGTGTTCTGATTGGGTTGGTATAGTTTCGATATCAAAATAGATGTTAAACTGTTCCATTTTCTTTCTCCGTAAATTTTTCTTTTAATTTGTCATAAATGCTTTTTGCTTCTTCTTGTTCAGGAAAACCAGCCAAATTTTTGTAACTACTTGCAAAAACTTTCTTTAACTCATTCAGATTTTGAGCATTATTTGCGTTTTCTTTGAATGCGTTCAGTTCCGCCAACTCCCTGGTTATTCCATCATTTAGCCATTCCAATAATTGCTCACCAGTTTGAGACGTTATTTTGAATATATTCCCATCAAATAGGCGTGTTCTGTCTTTTGTTGCGGTAGCATTGTGATTAATATCAATATCAAACATTACCGTAAACTCGTATTCCATTCCGTCACGTTGAACTGGAGCTAAACCGACCTTTTTGGGTGCTTGTTTACCATTACCGTCACTTTGCAAAATGTAATCCTGCTTGCTTCTCATTGTAGCAATGATATGACACGGGCTTGCTAGCATAGCGTTTACTAATGAATTATGCTCAGGCGTAACAAATCTCCATGCAGAATAACTATTGTTTTTACCACTTTCGGCGATTTTTCCCTGTTTATCGAGCAAACCACCGTCCCCAGCCCAAGCATGGGACAGACTGTCTATTATGATTACGTCATAATTTGCTTGCTCAAATGCCTTGATAGCCTGTAGGTATTTATCGATAGTGTAGGGCGCTTCAATCTGTATAATGTCGTAATCGCCTAAATCAGCATATAAATCACCACTACCATGCTCGGTATCGATTAAACCAACTTTTTGACCTAAACCAAAAGCTAACAGCAATGATGAGTAAGTTTTACCTGCGCCACTGGGTGCTGCTATACCTAATCTTAATTTTGCTTTTTTTCTAACCGCTTTTCTAATCTCTACCATAACGAACTCCATTTAAATGCGTGTCATTTTCTTGTTTTTGAACTTGTAAATTAGCTAATTTTGTTAAATCAACCTTGTAAGCTTCCGCTATATCAATAATCATTCTTTCTTGAATTGACAGCGATTGATAAATTTCTTCCCACGTCATCATCTTTACTCCGTTGCCACTTCTAACATCCAGTGAATCAACATAAACAACCCGCCCAATGTCAAAAAGTAGGTACAAAAAAGGGCGTATATTTGCTCGCCCTTAGTCATTTTGTAATTTAGCCTGAATCGGTCTGTGTCATGTACATTACAGCCGACATGATCTGTTGGTATGCTGTTCATTTATACATCCTCTGGTCGTTCTGTGAGTGATCGCTTCCAATTGATACCGTCGATATTTATCGCTAAAACGCTGTCGCAATAATCACTACCGCAAGCAGTCCAGCTAAAACCGCTTGCGCTGATACATGGTTCATCAGTATAAAAATACACCTCGCCATCTCTATCCATTGCCGCCCATTTCCATTTTGGAGCAATCATCGCCCACATTTCACGGGTAATAAAAGGAGTTGGTTTCGGTACAATGCGATATTCTGTATTTAAAAAAATACAATTAGAGTCGGATGGGTGCCAAAAGCAGTTGTCGTCATTGTATTCTTCAATATGCATCCCCTGCATTTTTGCCAATAAAACCTGCACCAAATGTTCTTGCTCTGCGTTCTGCGGTGTTAATTTGCTGTCATTATTTTTTATTGCATTAAAGAACCAGTCTGTGATGTTTTCTAGCCCATATTCTTCATAACTGTCATAATAGGCATTATAGTCGTAAGTTATGCCAGATTTACGCTTATAAAAAGTAATATATAATGGATATTTTTTAAGCGGGCTCCATGTCGTCGCTTTATTTCCTTCTTGCCATATTATCCCAGCATCGTCACATGCCTGTAAAACTAAATCGGTATCTTGTTTAGTCTTGCACTCGACATACCAATTCTTTTGTAATAACCTTTCTTTAACTTCGTTACTTGTCATTGTTTTATCCCCTTTCTGTCTGCCAATTCTGTAAAAAAGCCCTCAAAAGAGGGCAAGTGGAATAGCACTCGTTTCCGAGCTGTCAAAATTCGTTAGCTTAATAAAATGATTTTTTTATTTTTTTCATTAAAAATAAATTCAGTTTTTTCATAACATATGAGCTTTAATGCTTTTTGAACTGAATCAGTGTCAACATCATCCCAACCAAACGCTTTCATTATTTTTTCTTCAATTTCTTGATAATCACTATCACTGAGTTTGTCATAAAGCTCGTTTGACTGAGCTTTAATTTCTGCTTCTTTAGCGTCTTGCATCTCGACATCGCTCATCATTTTGCAATATGCTCTTTCGTAACCGTTCTCTACAGTTCTTTGTAATTGCATAAGTTACCTCGAAATTTGATAGCTTTAATCCACCAGAACACCTCATAAAGGTGTTCATTAATGTGCCTGAGTAATACTGCAACACGCTCAGGCTCGTGCTCCCTTGACAACCACGTACAAGGATTTAGAATACGTATAACCACGTACATATAAGGATTTGATTATGAATGAAAAAAATAAAGTTATTCTTAATGATCACAAACCAACGAATATGGTGAGACAACCCACGGGTGACATCATTAATAACCATAAACAACCAACAAACGTTAGAACGCCACCACCCCCACCGCCCCCAGCACCAAATAATGGTGGAGGTAAGAAATAGGAGATTAAAATGACAAGAGAAGAAACCATAGACAGAATTACTTATTCTTTATATCTTGAAAAATTATTTGCAAGATTAACTGGGAGAATAGATAGATTAATATTATTACTAATGTTTGTTTGTGGTTCGACAATTGTCTTTAATTTTCATCCAACTTTTTTTGGTTTATGCATTGTTTTTCTTACAGGTATTCAAGGTAAATATCGATTCGGAGAAACATCTTCCTTCTCGTTATCACAACAATATAAATATCAAAAATTATCAACACTAGCACATAAGTATAGTGATGATGAACTTATAGATAACTTGTTAGATATTGAGAAGGAAGATAAAACTCCATGGGCAATACTTGAGAATCCAGCAATTTTACTCGCTCAAAAAAATTTAAATGTACCATTAGAGCAGCAAATAAAACTCACAAAACCAGAAAAGGCATTTGCATTCCTAGCAGGTGGATGTTGTAAATAACATCAAACTAGATAGCTCTCACTGAAAGATATTTAGTTTGAATGTTAGGTGCAGACCTTTCAGCCTGCTTGGTGGTTTACCTGCACAATTCATCCAGTCACCCACTAGGCGGAATCAGCAACCAGTAGCCGCCTCTAATCTCTGGTTACTATATAAAGTTAAGCAATCTTCTTACTAAAGAACTTGATGGCTAGTCGGTCTCTTTCGAGGCTAGGAGTGATTAAGTCGCTCACCCGATGCGTAATGCTGTGATTGCTATCAAACAAATTTAATTTTTAAAGGTTGATTTGTTTTGATGTGATGAGTTTAGTAAATAGTTAACTAAAAGTAAAGTAAATAATTTAATAAAAACTAAACTTTATAAGCATAAAAAAAGCAAATTGTTTAGTAAACAATGAGTTAAGTAATTAAAATAATTTTGCATTCGCTTGATTTTTAATCAATAAGACGTGTAAAAGTGGAGTTTAACAAATTTTATGCGTGAAAAATCGTGTGAGATGGATGGTTTAAATATTTAATTATTTTAAAGAGAAATTGTGTCCAGCATATGAGATTAAGAAGTCAAAAAGTGTTATTGTTCTTACGTTGTGAGCATTAGCCGCATTAGGTATCATTATTCGTTTTTTTACATTCTCGTCAAACTTCTCGCCTGTTACTATTACAAAGTTGTTTTTCATTGCGTGAGCAATTAAGAATGCATCAGCTTTATCAGGATTGGCAAAATCAGTTTTTGCTTTTTCCGTTACTTTCTGATTTTGAGCCCAGTTCATTAATGTTCCGTAGCAATCTATTGAAGACATCTCATCTTCAAAAAAGGAATTTGGAACTGTATCTTTTATCCAGTAACTTAATTCATCATTTTTAAATAAAAGCTCTTTTTTAACGGCATTTATGCTATAAACAATTTTTTTGTTATGTAATTTTAATAAAAAATCCCAAAACATTTGGCAATATTCAAAACGATACGCAAAGTTTTTTGAATCTATAAAAATGTTACTATCAATCAGGAATCTATCTTCCATTATTATAGTTTCCTTATATGTTTATAAAAATCAATAACAGTATCGGCTTTTATGTTCAATAAATTCCCCGCTTCCCTTAATGGTAATTTTTGAGTTATAGCGTAAGAGACAATGATGTTTGTTAGCTTGTTACTATTTCTTAACGGTATATTATTATAAAAATTACCACCGGAGCTGCTTTTTTTTACGTTAGTTATAAAATTAACTTTTATTATTTCTAATATATCGTTAGAAATTAAATTTAAAGTAAGCGCTTTAATAGCAACGGCATACTTACTTACTTTAAAATAATTAGATAAATTTTCTATTTTATCAACATAAGATAGATCTTCATTAGCGTTCCAATGTTTACAAAACTCAACATGTGGCATTAATATTTCAGCCGCTACTTTGTTACAAAAAGATTCAATATCTCTCTCATAACTCCAATTAGAAACCCCTGTTTCTCCTACCCATATATGAGCAAGTTCATGGCATAACGTGAATATCTGAGCAGAAAAAGAATCATTACCATTAATAAAAATAATTGGCGCTATTTTATCAGCAATAGCAAATCCTCTAAACTCTTGAACATTTAATGGGCGATGAGTATTGGCTCCAACAATACCATTTTTAAAAACTAAAATACCAATTTTTTCAATTAGTTCGCTTAATTTTTTGAAATAAGAATCATTTTTTAGTTTTGGTAGCTCTTTAGTTATATCAAATCCTATCTTATCACATATGTCAGTAGCTACTTTTTCGTAAGGAGAATCCTTGTATTTGAACTTTCCAACAAAATCCAATTCGGTAGTATTACCAACTTCATGCAAATATTCTTTATACCAAGATTGCTTATACTCTATATCATAAAATGTATCATAAAAATCTTTTGTTAATGGGGTAGCTCCCACTGTTTGACGAAAGTCAGGTATTTGTTCAAGTTTAGATTCTGGTGGTGTTTGCAAAAATAAATAACCAAATGGAATTTTCCCTAATTTAACTAATTTTTCGGCAATACTTTTATTTACAATACCATTTAAGAACTTATCTTGCTTTTTAGGGACAAGTTTATCCGCGAGGTCATTGACAGTAATTCCCTCGTTATCAGCGATCCAATCTATCATCTTTCGAGATATTTGAAACTCAACTTTAGCCATAGATAAACTCATTTTTAATTGTACCTTATTAGTATATCAAATTTATTTTGATGCCTAATAACATTTTTATCAACAAAATATATCTAAAACATTGTAGTTAAAATTAATCAATATATTAGTTTTATATTCAAAAACCGCCAAGACAGTTATCTATGCGCAATCCTGTTTAGCCATGTTTTCTTAATAACATAGACTGACTTAACATTACTTTGCCATGGATATAAAGCTGATCAATTTCTTCTTCACTAATATCCCAATCTTGGTATTTCTTATTATCAGATATAACAATCAGCTTATTTTTGATTAATTGTAAACGTTTTACATACAATCCACGACCAAAGGTAAAAACATAGATACCATCACTTTGGAATTGATTTACCGTAACATCTATGTATATAGCATCACCGCTTTCAAACGTTCCCTGCATTGAATCACCAGAAACATTAATTATTTTTAAGTTGTTGGATGGTATCCCATTAAATAATGTTTTTGCATGTTCACTATCATATTCAATACATTTTATGACTTCTACAATGTCGTTATTCAAAAATCCATTTCCTGCACTTGCGTTTATATCTAAGACTTCAATTACATAACTGTCAATATCTGATTGGCAACCATTATTATTCAATATATCTATATCAGTATTGCTTTTGTCTAAATAGAATTGAGGCATACCGTATTCGTACTCTAAACGACGAGCCGATTTTTCCCCAAAAGAAGCCTTACCATTAATCAATTGAGAAATATAACTCTTTTCTTTTGGTGGAACTGTTTTATTTGAAAACCATTGTTTTAAATTTTTAGCTCTAAGTTCTTTTAATTCAGTTTTATTCATAGAAGCTCCTATTTTCTATATTTTATTTAGTATTTGCTAAACAAGCAAAAAATAAACTTTGCTTTACTTTTGGTTTAGTTTTAAATAAACTATAGTTAACTTTTAACTAAACCTAAGATAAAGATGAAATTATCAGAATATTTGTCTCGGCTACCAAGAGGCGGTAAAAGCCAATTTGCTAAACAAGTTGACGTATCTAAATCTTTTTTGCGCCAAATGGAATTGGGAATAGCCAAAATTCCAATTCATGTGGCAAAAAAAATTGAACTGCAAACATCTGGCAAAGTCTCAAAAGCTGAATTGCGTCCTGACGTATGGGATTAATCATACAAACAAAATTTTAATAACGTAACCCAAACCAGAGGGTATGAAATATGGGTAACAAGAAAAAATTAATAAATGAGTTATTAAATAGCATAGACGGAGGTGTAGAGGTCGCCGCTAGCTATCTAGGTTTATCAATATCAGCATTTAATGATCGACGTTACGAAAACAAAGGTACTAGATTTTTCAGCGGCGATGAACTGCTGGCTTTGCAAAATTTAAGTAAAACCGCGCTAGTTGCTGAGTTTTATGCCGAACAGGCTGGTTGTCTAGTTGTAACCAAAATGAAAGCGGAGCAGCTCGAAAATTTCGACCTATACATGATGAGTCTAGAGGCAGCCAAAGCAAATGGTGCTGTAGCAACAGCAATTCATGAGGCTATAGCAAACGACGGCGTTATAGATGAAAAAGAGGCTGAGGATATTAGACATAAAACCGATATCGCCAACAAACTAAATAGAACGTTGTCAGAAAACACGATTAATTTGCATAAAAAAGCCACTAATTAGCGGTTAGTGGCGCGTGATCACTGAATCGGAGTAAATCACATGAGAAAGAATAAATCATATTACAAAACATGTCAACGGGCAGATAAACCCGACGAGTTTGCGATGATCGCATTAAACAACCCTGAATTTGGGCAACGATTGATCAAAGAGTTTAAAAAAGCAAAAGGGGATCCATCATGTCTACAGCAGAAGTGATTAATTTTCCAGTCGGAGGCAAAAAAGTGGCTGATTTAGACGATGGGTACACTCGTATAGCTAACGATTTGTATGATGCATTAATTGCAGCTGATTTAACTAAACATCAGCAAAAAGTTGCACACGCTTATGTAAGAATGACCTATGGATACAACAAAAAAAATGACCGTATAGCCGATAGTCAAATCGCTGCTAAAGCCAAATTACCTAGATGTAAAGCTAATGTCGCAAAACAGGAATTATTAGCGATGAATGTATTAATTCAAGTAGGTAAAAACATAGGAATTAATAAAAATATTTCTGAATGGAATATAAACAAAAGTTACCAAAACAGTAACAACCTCCAAAACGGTAACAGTGTTACTAAAACAGTAACAAAAAGTGTTACCGAAACAGTAACAAGGTTATTACCGAAAACGGAACACACCAAAGACATTATATCCAAAGACAATAAAGACAATAATATATTGCTCGATTCTGCATTTGAAATTTTTTACAAAGCAGGGTTACCAAAAGTCGGAAAGTCAAAAGCGATCACCAGCTTCAAAACAGCATACAAAAATTGGAAATCAGAAAATAAAACGCCTGAGGTGTTTGCTCAAATGTTGGTAAGTGACATTCAGTGCAGGCTAAAAGCCAATATCTTCGGGTTTGCTAATTTGCATCCAACAACCTACCTCAATCAAAAACGTTGGGAAGATGAATTACCTCCAAGTATTAAACCAGTACAGTCACAAATGACGCCTGAACAAAAGCGAGAGTATGAGCGTTATATGTTCATGCATGGGGAAAGCTAATGCGTAGACAAATAAAAAAAATTCTCATTTTGGGTTATGGATATGGATTTTTGAGCAAGTCATTTGTTGATTACTGGTTTAAAAAATTGGAGTTAAAAGCGTTATGAATATTAAAGAATTATCAAATCAACTTTGGGAAAGAGCAGAGGATGTAGCTAGATATTTATTACCTACAGGAAAAAAAATTCATGGTGAGTGGTGTGTTGGTGATTTGCAAGGTGATAAAGGGCAAAGCTTAAAAATCAACGTTAACGGTAAGCGTGTTTGGTGTGAGTTTAACGGTGGTTTAGGCGGTGATTTATTGGATTTGTGGGTTGCTGTTAGAAGTGTGTCAATGCACATAGCGATTCAAGAAGCTAAAGAATTTTTGGGGATCTGCAATGAGGATTCTTATTTTGAAAAACCAAAAAAACAATTCAAAAAGCCAGAAAAAAAAGGAATTTTACCAAGCAGAAAGTGTTATGCGTATTTGGCTACAAGGGGCATTTCCGAGGCAACCGCTCGATTGTTTAAGGTTGTTGATGCCAAGGTATTTAATCACGAAACCAAAGCCGAAGTTGACGCAATCGCTTTCCCGTACATTCGAGACAATGAAACACTACAAATCAAACGATTAGGATTAGAGCGTAATGGTCACAAAAAAATCATTATGGCTGAGGCAGATTGTGAACCGTGCTTATTTGGTTGGCAGGCAATTAGCAATAGCGAAAGAAACATGGTTGTTTTATGTGAGGGTGAAATCGATGCAATGACTATCAATCAATACGGACTACCTGCATTATCAGTACCGTTCGGCGGAGGGTCTGGAGCAAAACAACAATGGATCGACTACGAATATGAAAATCTAGAACGTTTTGAAGAGATATTTATTTGTATGGATAGTGACGAAGCAGGGCAGTTGGCAGCAAAAGAAATAGCGACACGCTTAGGCTATCACCGTTGTAGCTTTGTTCACTTACCAAGAGCTTGTAAAGATGCAAACGAATGCTTAATGAAAGGTGTTTCAAGGGACGAATTTATTCAATGCATTATCAGTGCTGAGAAGCTAGATCCTACGGAGCTAAAAAGAGCTGGTGATTTCAAGCAAGGCGTTATTGATGCTTTTTTTGCTCCTGAACAATACATGTTCACATCAAGTATTGAGGGATTAGCCGAAAAGCTAAAGTTTCGTAGTCATGAAGTGACAGCAGTTAACGGCGTTAACGGTCACGGTAAATCACAATTAGTCGGTAATTTTTCATTAGACGCTATTAAGTCAGGATTAAGAGTTTGTATCGCATCATTAGAGCTTAGACCTGCAATATTATTAAAAAGGCTTGTGCGCCAAGGCATTTGCACTCCCACGCCAGAGCGTGAAGACGTGGAAAAAATTATGGACAAGCTTAACGACTCTTTGTGGGTATTTAACGTAACAGGTAAGGCCAAGACTGAAAGACTGCTGACTGTATTTAAGTACGCGCACAAAAGATACGGTGTGAAAGTTTTCATTATCGATTCTTTGATGATGTGCGGAATGGCTGAAGATGATTATAACGGACAAAAAGCTTTTATTGAGCAACTATGTGATTTTAAAAATCAAAATGATGTGCATGTGTTTTTAGTTACTCACCCAAGAAAAGGGGAAAGTGAAGAAAAACCAGTAGGCAAAATGGATGTAAAAGGAACTGGGGCAATCACTGACCTGTTAGATAATTTAGTAACAGTTTGGCGCAACAAGAAGAAAGAGGAACTTAACGAAAGGATTAACAGATTTCCTAATATTGAGCTAAATGAAAAAGACGAAAAATTATTAGCATCTCCAAATACATTGTTATCAGTTGATAAACAAAGAGAGGGAGAGGGTTGGTGTGGAAAAGTACCCGTTGAGTTTAACGCCTACACCAATCAGTTTTTATCCAGTGATAAGCATACTCCATTTAACTATTTATATAACCGACCTCAAAACGAGGTGTTATCACTAAAAAAACAGAGTAGAGCATGCGAAAGCCGTTAGTTAACCACTGCCCATTAGGACAGTGGCACATGTTAGACAAAATAGCGTATGACTATGTGACAGAGATTAAAACACGTAGCGCAAATGTAGCAAAAATTAAATATGAATTAGCAGAAAAAGCAAAGAAATTTACAGATGAAGAAAGGGAAAAATTGAGGGAGTTAATACAAAAATGGCTAGAAAATATCAAATAACAGCGGAAGTTAAGAAAGGAGATCAGGAATGGGCGAGTGTTGCATTAAATCGTGATTCACCAATGACAGAAGAATCATTGGCAAAATCATTCGCTACTGTAAAAAAAGGTTTTGGTAATTCTAAAATTGATGTGCAGGTGCGTAATTTCCAGTGTGTGAGGGTTTAGAAGTGATTAAAGAATTTCGATTAACACACGAACTAGCACGCAACATAGCGATTGCCGTAATAAATCAATTGCCAGTCGATAGCAAGCATCCATTGCGGATTGTAATTGATGAAGAAAAACGTTCAAACCGTCAAAATTCATTAATGTGGGCAATGATGACAGATTTATCTAATCAAGTGAATTGGTGTGGTAAAAAACGGCCAAAAGAAACTTGGAAAACACTAGTTGGATTTCAAGCATTAAAAGAAATTGCAGAAGATGATGGGAAAGAATTTACTGCCGAGTATATACAAAGCTTAGATAAATCTACCTTGCTCTCAGTTGATGTGTCTACTAGCAAAATGAATAAGAAAATATTTTCTAAATTGATATTTGTAGCACAAAAATTTGGAGCTGAGGAGGGAGTTATTTTTGGGGATGAAGCGTATGAAGCAATCAAACTAGCAGAGCAGTACAAAGACCAATTATCAAAGGTGGCGTAATGGAAATTAAATTAACAGATAAACAGTTTGAGCAATTACAGACAAATTTGATTCAAGACGCGTTAAAAACGATGAGTAATGCTCCTAAATTTATTGATATTAAATCGGAATATATTGCTATTCCTCGCCGTGACGTGAAGACAAATCGGATATTAATACCAATAGATAAAATAACATTACTGATTAATTTTGAGTGTGAAAATAGAGTTTTTACAGAAATACATTTTATCAATAACTCATGTATCGAAATTGTTGCAGTTAATTTAACCATTGATGAAATAAAAAAAATGATAAGAAACGCGTAAGGTGAGCACGATGAATGATTTAGAACAATTAAAAACAATAGATGAGCGAATTGCAGAGGCTGAACGTCTATTAATTTATTTAAACGAACAGCGCAGAGAAATAATTAACAGATTAGATTTAAATAAAAATGAGGCTCAGAATGCCGAAAAAACACAAACTGGTTCCAACAGGATTTAAATGTCCTGAATGTAGTGGTGAATGTGTCTACAACGTAGATTTAGATTTATTTGTTTGTGCTAGACCATTGATTACAACTGAGAGTCAGATTAAAGGCTCTTGCGGTAAATTCTATCTTGATAAAACGAAGTACAAACAATGAAAAAAGAAGCGCAGAAAACAATAAAACAGAAAAAATGTAGAGTGTGCGGGGAGAAGTTCTTGCCGTTCAATTCGCTGGCTTTTGCTTGTTCATTCGAATGTGCAATTAAATATGGTACAGAGAATCACAAACAGGAACGGGTACAAAGAGCAATATTTAAAATAAAGAAAGAAAGGATTAAAACACGCTCAGAACATTTAAAAGATGCGCAAACAGCATTTAATGCATTTATTCGAGAAAGAGATAAAAACGAGCCGTGCATTAGTTGTGGACGGTATCATAGCGGGCAATATCACGCAGGGCATTATCGGAGTGTTGGGGCATGTCCAGAGTTACGTTTCTGTGAGTTAAACGTACATAAACAATGTTCAGCGTGTAACAACCACAAATCGGGGAACATCATTGAGTACAGAATTAATTTAGTGAAAAAAATCGGCGTGGAACAGGTTGAATGGTTGGAAGGTAGTCACGAGCCGAAAAAATACACTATTGAGCAAATAAAAGATATTAGAGCTAAATACCAATTAAAACTGAAAGAATTGAAACGAGGTGCATAGTGAGAGAAACTAAAGACATTCTGACAGCGTGGAAGAACACACGCATTTTAAAAAGGATGGGAACTGAGTATCCGTCGAAATCTGCTGGTATTGAAGGTGCGCCTAGGGATTTTGATTATCGACAATACTTGACAGAAGAAGAAGCCCAGATTGTTGATAATGCTGTGTTAACCCTCAAAGCTGATAATGTTGAACACTGGGCTGTATTAACTTCTTTTTATCTTCGCGAAATATCATGCAGTAAACAAGCCCGAATTTTGGGTAAGCAAACAACCGAAATTACAAAAATATTGCTAGCTGCAGAGTGCTTTATCCGTGGTCATATTATTGAATTATTTCCAAAGGTGGCATAGTTGACAATGAAGACAGTTAAATTGTATATTAAAAGGACATTAGCAAAATCTAATGTCAGGATTGGCGTCCTGAATTAAATATCATTCGCACAAACTGCGTAAGCAGTTTTTCTGTATCTAGTCTATGGTGGGCTAGGTAAGGGAGCTTAACCGCTCGCTGGGTTCGAATGATTAACCAGTACGCCAACCTTGCTTAGTTCACCTCCAATATTGGCGTGTTGGTGGTGATTTATAAAATAATAAATCATTCGAGGTCAGTATTATGATTAATCAAATTTCAGTTTTTCAATTCCAAGCTTCTTGCGATGTTCGCGTTCAATTGATTAATAAAGCCCCTTTCTTTTGTTTGAAAGATGTTTGCTTGTCTCTAGGTATTAAAAATACATCTCAACTGGCATCACAACTTGATGTAAAGGGTATATCTAAAACATACACCCCTACAAAAGGCGGAAAACAAGAGTTAATTTTTGTGAACGAACCAAATTTATATCGTGTAATTTTTAGGAGTAATAAAAAAGAAGCAATAGATTTCCAAAATTGGGTATTTAATGAAGTTTTACCAACAATCCGCAAAACAGGCTCGTATTCATTAACTATCAATACAGAACAACAGCAGGCGATCAAACAAGCTGTCAATGAACGTTCATATCGAACAGGTGAACATCATCAAGCCATCTATACTAAATTCTATCAGCAATTTAAAGTACCACGATACCAAGATTTGCCAGTGTCTGAATTTGATGAAGCTATTAAGTGGTTGGGTGGAGTTACAAAAGCAAGAAAAGACATGATTGAGGTTAATCGAACAAATTTAATCTGTCTGGTTCATCACATGCTATGGTTGAATAATTTCTATATAGATAATCGCTTATACGATGTTTTTAAAATGCTAGGTTCAGATTTTGGAGTTAAAACTCATGATCATTTTGGCGACGGTGCTTTTGTTGCTTCGATGTTTAAACAACAGCTAGAAAAGAAACAATTACGGCAAGTATAAAAATGGTATTTTTATCATAAAACTAATGTTAAATACTTGACTGTTTAAACGTTTAAACGGATAATGTAGTAAAAATGCGGTTTTGAACGCATAGAATTTAAGCCCACTGAAATAGTTGGGCTTTTTATTTTATTGTTCAATGTGCAACCTAGTCTATTTCGCATTTTGACTCATATTTTATATTGGCTGAGTCTAATACTTTTTTTCTGTATTTTTCAGCATTTGTTAACTGTTCTAATAAAGCGTTGAGTGTTTTTTTATTAAATCCAACCTTGTTATATATTGATGATTCACTAAAAATTATTAAAGAATTATTAAAATAAGTATGGAAATTCATAATATTTTCTGCGTCTTCTGATTTTAATAATCCAACTTTATCTAGGTTAGATTTATAAATTGAAGGTAAATTTAATTCGGAGTCTGGAGTGATTAATCTGTTTTCTAAAAGATTTGTATTATTAAATTCTTTTATTTTTTTATTTACTGTCTGAATGCGTTCGCAGATTATATCAGAACCATGATAGCCTTCTATTTCAACAGCAAAAATTTGCAGCCATTTTTTCCCTTCTTCTTCTTGTTGCAACTTGGGAATGTAATATGTAACAACAACACTAACAAATGCTGATATTAAACCACCAATAACAGTTGCAGATATTGTTTGTAAAAAATTACTTTTCATTAAGTTATTCCTTATCTATTTCAAGCCTCAATTAAGAGGCTTTTTTGTTATCAAGATAGTATTTAACAGCATCAACAATAAGTTGAGCTTGTGGTACATCTAAGCTTTTACTTGCCTGTTCGATTAATGCGATATCTTCAACGTGTAGTTTGAAGCCTTTCACTTTAACCCCTCGTTTTTGGTCACTTTTTGCTTGAATTTCTGTTATTGATTTTGCCATAAAATCACCTTGATTTATTAAGTGTCAATTGATATATTTAAGGTCATCGGTAGGGCTTTCGCCCCACCTTTGATACTACTTAAAAAGCCGGAAAACTTACAAGTAGTAGAAGAAATATGATTAAAAATTTCATTTTTTCTTCTCCTTAAGCCCTCATCGAAAGCTGAGGGTTTGCTTTATCAACATCGTGTTGATGGTTATAATTATAGGTTAACCTACAGTGAAAGTCAACATTATTCATTTAAAATTCAATATATGAAATATGTTAAAAATGAATTATACTTTTAACATTATTAATGACGATAAGTATGAATAATGTACTCAATTTCTCCATATCTATTTCGTAGCTATAATAAAAACATTATGGGGCCTCAAGGACGCCACTATTCTCGGCTTGACGATATTGCAGAGCATGATTTATTTACACTTTTAGATGATTTTATTAAAAAATATGCATCGTATGAGATTAATGACAATACAAAACAAGTCTATCGATTTGAAAACGTATTCATTGATCAAGGCAGTAGAACAATAAGTGTTTGGTTTGTTGTTGGAACTTATGGTATAAAAACTGATATTATCGATATAGATACTGGGCTTGTCAATTTCCAAAAAGCTGAAAATAATGCTGAAATGATTAAGTATTATATGCATTTTTTCATACCAGTTGGCTTTGATGAAGCAATTGTTTTAACTTCTAATTATAGAAGCTCTGGGGTGAAAACTTTATTTTATTCTTTATTTTCAAAGTATTTTTCTAGTAAAACTAAACAGAAGTTGCAAATGAATACTTTATCATATGATAAAGCCCTTAATTCTTGGTTGGATGCAAGAATGACCGAGATTAGATGTACTAAATTTAATGGTTGCAAAGATATTACAGACCAATTAACGTTGTCGGGACATCAGGAACAAGAGTTGGTTATTAAGCCGAAAAAAAATAAATCTTTGGGGAGGTTGAGAGATTTCATTGGTAAAGGTGATAAGTTAGAAGCGATCGAAGTACTTTTCGAAACATCAGCTGTAATAAAAAGCGTCGTTGAATTGGATGGTAAAAAAAGGACATTTAGAATTGGCGAGAAAGCAACGAATGTTTTGTGCGAAATTGAACTAGACGATACTGTTGAAATGACTGATGGCGTTCCTGTTTTTAGCTCTATGCAAAAATGGAGTGAAGAAATTGTAAAAGAGTATGCTCAACGTATGTATCCAGGATTATCGATAGGTTGATGAATTATGAATGCTAAAATAAATATATGCTCTTTAATTAAAGGACATATAAAGACACTTTATGATGCTAGTACACAAAGACTAAGTTATAGTGATATTGTAACTTTTTTTATTCTACCAGCGGTAATTGCTATCTTGTGTAGTTTTTGGGGAGTATATTTAAGTAATGATATTATTTCGTTGCTTGTTAATTTTGGTTCGATATTTACAGCATTGTTGTTGAGTGTACTTGTCTTAGTTTATGATCAAGTGGGTAAAGTTACTGAGAAATTAAATGATGATAAAAATGAAAACGATCTAATGTTAAAGCTAAAATCTAGATTGCTTCAAGATTTATATTTTAATATCAGTTACTCTATGGTTTTATCATTATTTTTAATAGTATTATGTTTTTTTTATTCAATGAGTTGTGAGTTTGTATTAACCATTCCTTATATCGAAACTGAACTAAGTATAAGTCGTTTGTTTTTTTTACCAGCAATAATTTTTGTTACTATGAATTTATTATTAACCATTTTAATGATCATAAAAAGACTTCACTTTTTACTTATATCAAAAAATTAGTACTTCGAAACACCAGATTCATGTAAAGCTCCCAATTGGGGGCTTTTTTATGTCCAAATTTTGAGTAATTCACTCAACATCGAATCGGCAGCAATGCTAGACACACACACTACTAATCATTAGCTAGCACGCTGTCATTTCTATTAACCGCCTCAATTTAGGGGGCTATTATGAGTATAAGAAAAATGCCTATAAAAGATCCGAACAACATAAATTGGACTGTTGTTGTATATCTATTCTTTATAACTCTATTAGGTTCACTCGCTAGTTACTGCTACCACATCATGAATGGCGACAAATTCAGAATTAGTACGTTATTGGCACAAATACTGGTGTCAACATTTGCAGGTGCGTTAGTCGTGCTAGGTGCTAGCTATTTTAATTTAGATTTTGAATTAGCTGGAGGTGTTGCAGGGCTGGCTGGTTGGTCAGGTGCAACACTAATTAAGGCACTGGAAGAGAGACTAATCAAAAAAGCCAAAGGAGATGACTAATGAAATTAACAGAGCACTTCACATTAGATGAATTTACACGGTCATCTATTGCTAGCCGATTAAAAATTGATAATTCGGTACCTGACGAATTAATGCCAAATGTCAAATTAACCGCTATTAAACTGGAATTAGTCAGAAAAGCGCTAGGTAAACCGATTATTATCACGTCAGGCTATAGATGTCCTACATTAAATGCACGAGTAGGCGGTGTATCAACCAGTGCGCATACCAAAGGACTAGCCGTTGATTTCCACTGTTCATACGGAGCGCCTAAACAAATTTGTCAACGACTCATTGACGCAGGGGTTCAGTTCGACAAATTAATCCAGGAGCACAATCAATGGGTGCATATTGGATTTAGTCCGAGCAATAACCGCCAAATTGTTCTAACTGCAGTTAAACAGGGCGGTAAAACGGTTTACGTGAATGGGTTGATTTAGGAGATAGCATTATGATGTTTTTCGCATGTTTCGTCATTGCTGTAATCCTAGCTATCGGTAGAGTTGAAGGCTGGGGTTGGTTTTTATTTGTTTCGTTATTTTTGGATGTTAACTAATGGATAAATCAAAAATATTAGGTATCGCATTAATAGCTGTTATTTTTGTGTTGATTAGTTATTTCGGTTACAACAATTATCAAGAGCGGAAACAACTCAAAAAAGAAAAATCTGAACTATCTGAGAAAATCGAACAGCTACAGCAAACTATCGAGAAAAACAACCAAATTATTGCAGATAACGAGCAATCAAAACGCGAATTAGAAAATCAATCAATAGAACGGCAGGAGCAGATTAATGAACAACTCAAAGATAATGGCTGTGCTAGTCAGTTTGTGCCTATGCCCATTTCTGGTAGCTTGTACAACAGAGCGAAAAATCTTCGTGAATCAACCAATACCGGCACATCTGCTCAGTGATTGCATACCAAATTTACCGCCAAAAAGTATGACATTCGGCGATAGCGTTAGATACAACGAGCATTTACTCAACGTTATAGAGAAGTGTAATGCTGATAAAAGGGCAATCCGTCTAATTAACAAACAGGAGAATTAAAAATGAATACAGAATTAACAAAAGGTCAGAAATTAGTTGGCTTAACATTTAACCCGTCAGGTGATGACAGGGTGACTAAATATAAACAAGCTTGCGCCAATGCGATTGATATTTTGCTTGAAGAACAACAAATAAATTCAACGGCGGACAAATTTGTAAGTCTTGCTATTGATTCAATAATAACTGGTCAAATGTTTGGCGTGAAAGCTCAAACATGGAAAGAATAAAAAGGGCAAGGCTAGATGCTAGCCCGACATCATCAAAAATCATCTAGCCACAGTGACTGTGCCCTGTTCCTCTGTTCTTATTCGGTATCGAGTATTTTCACGACAGGGGCTTTTAGATAACTTATTGTTTTTATGTGATTTAAAAACAATTTAATTTTGGCGTTTGCAAACGTTAACTTTTTGGGGTAAATTTTAATACAAATATATATATTGCCAGTAAACCGCCTAGAGCGGTTTTTTTGTATCTAAAAGACATATAACCACCGAATTGGTGGTTTTTTTGTGCCTAAAATTCAAAAAAAATTAACTTAAATTGGTGCGTAAACGCACCGCAACCAATTCTACAATTCACGTCAATCACACTGACGATTCAAAAAAGGATCACTTAGGAATGAGTTTTAGAGGGCGTTAGATGGCTTTTCATTGTGTGCCTTCCTTTGACTAATTCCCTGTGTGACTAAAACTCATTTCTAAAGGAGAACATAATGAATATTACAATTTTAAATACTGCAATAAAACAAGATAAAAAAGGGCTATTTTGTATCAATGATATACATAAAGCTAGTGGAAATGATAAAAGTAAACAGCCATCAAACTGGTTACGCCTTGATTCTACTCAAGAACTAATCCAAGAATTGGAGGACTCCTCAGATGTGAGGAGTGGACAAAAAGCAATTGAGGTTATAAATGGTGGTAATTATCGAGGTACATATGTATGCAAAGAGTTAGTTTATGCGTATGCAATGTGGATTAGTGCTAAATTTCATCTTCACGTAATTAGAACATTTGATAAAGTAATCCAACAAGATTATCAACGCCAACGATTAAGAGAATTGGCAAAAGTTGAATACAAACCAATGACAGATGCCATTAAATTAGAAAGAGAAAATCAAGGAAAGGATATTAAACCTCATCATTTTAGTAATGAAGCTGATTTAATCAATCGTATAGCGCTAGGCATGACATCCGCCAAATTTAAAGTGCATCATGACATTAACAAAAACGAATCTATTCGAGATTATTTAACCCCATGTCAGATTAAATGCATTACCGATCTTCAAAGAGCTAATACTACTTTTATCCAATTAGGTATGGAATTTGAAGAAAGGAAATTAAGGTTAATGGAATTATTCAAACGCAATCACATCATACAGTTATTTGATGAACAGCAAAGAATAGCCGCTTAGTGCGGCTTTTTATTATCTAAAAAATAAAGGTATAAATATGAAAAAGTGCGGTAAGAAAAGTCATCAAATGATTATGAATATTAACTAACACATTTGATGACATATTTTTAATTGTTATCTAATTTTCCAAATCTTCAAAATCTGATGGAAAATCTTTATGATATTCATCAAGTTCTCCCCATGTTAAATGCTGTGAACTGTCTTTTTTAAAATATTTTTTTATCTTGGGAGCTAAGTTATCCCTCAAATATTTTTGATTTGATTCGCTACCGCTATAATTGTTTTTAATTAACCAATCTCTTATTTCATAATATTGATTAAAGTTGATTTGTTTATGATCACTGGCCATTTTAAACCTCGCAATAAATAATTTTTGAATGATGGTATGTTATTCGGAATAAGTAGCGGTGCATAGTCAAATTAATCAATTATGTGACGAATGTGTCAATAATTTTCAAATATTTAAATAAAATCATGAATGTATACAACAACACCCGCTGGCGAAAAGCTCGCCTCACTTTTTCACACTAAATTAACAAAGGCATAAATATGACAAAGCTCACAGACAAACAGGAGCTGTTTTGTCGTGAGTATTTAGTAGATCTCAATGCGACACAAGCAGCAATAAGGGCTGGATATAAGGAAAGCTCGGCACAAGAACAGAGTAGCAGGTTGTTATCAAATGTTATGGTGCAAGGTTATATCATGGAGTTAAAGCGACAACGTAATGAGCGCAACAAAATAAATGCTGATTATGTTCTAAAGCGACTTACTGAAATCGACCAAATGGATGTAGTAGACATTCTTAATGATAACGGTGACCTATTACCAATCAAAGAATGGCCAAAGGTTTGGCGTACAACTTTATCAGGTTTAGATATAGCTATCATGGGGAGTGGTGATACTGAAGCTATCATGAAAAAAATCAAATGGCCGGATAAAGTTAAAAATCTTGAATTGCTTGGTAAGCATGTTGATGTACAGGCATTTAAAGAGAAGACCGAAACTACAGTTAATATAGCTGATGAAATGGCGTCACTAATGAAGGAGATATCCGACGAGGCAAATTAAATGGCAGAATCATCATTAGAGTGGAAGACTTTAAAAAAGAACCTCAAAGATAGATTCTGGCGCTTAAACCATCTGTATTACATAACAGATAAAACAGGTAAGAAAATTAAATTTAAAATGACACCTGAGCAGCTTGAGTACTTCGAGGGCATGCATACAAGGAATATCATTTTAAAAGCACGTCAACTCGGCTTTACTACTGAGGTCTGCATTATTCAGTTAGATGCTGCATTATTTCAATCTGATAAATGCGCCTTAATTGCTCACAATCTCGAAGATGCAAAAAGGCTGTTTAGAGAAAAGGTTAAGTTTGCCTATGACAACCTACCTGAAATAATAAAACAAGCTAACCCGGCAAAAAACGATGCCGCGCGTGAATTAGTTTTTAATAATGGCGGCTCTGTTTATGTAAACACTTCATTTCGTGGTGGTACATTAAAATATTTACATGTTTCTGAGTTCGGTAAAATCTGCGCTAAATTTCCTGATAAAGCAAGAGAGATTGTTACGGGGGCATTTGAGGCTGTAGCAACAGATTGTTTCATAACTATAGAAAGCACAGCTGAAGGTAAAGCCGGTTATTTCTATGATTACTGTAACACTGCGGAAAAAGCGTTCATTTTAAGGAAGTCTTTATCTGCGCTTGACTGGAAATTCTTTTTCTTTTCGTGGTGGAAAAATCCTTTATATGCAATCAAGCCTGTTGAAAAACTGCCGCAAAGGTTAATTGATTATTTCGACAAACTTAAATCAAAACACAACATTAATTTAACAGAAGAGCAAAAAGCTTGGTATCACGCTAAAGAGAAAACACTGGGTGATGATATGAAGCGTGAATATCCATCTATACCAAGTGAAGCGTTCGAGCAATCAATTGAGGGCGCATATTATGCTAGTCAATTTAGGCAATTATATAGTCAAAATCGCATCACAAAATTACCTAACAATGGCCATTTGGATGTTTATACATATTGGGATTTAGGTATTGGTGACTCGACGGCTATTTGGTTTGTGCGTAAGGTTGGCGATGAATTTCATATCATTGACTACTATGAAAATAGTGGTGAAGGACTAAGACATTACATGAAGGTGCTTAAGAGCAAAGCGGAAGAGTTTGGCTATAAGTATGCAGAGCATTGGGCACCTCATGATATTGATAACCGTGAGTTGTCAGGTGATGGTAAAAGCCGAAAACAAATTGCTAAAGAAGGTTATGAAATTGACGGGGAAAAATACAGCATTAACTTTAAAGTCGTTCCCAAAAACAGCGTTGATGATGGTATAGAATCAGTTCGTGAGTTATTACCAATATGTGCATTTGATTCTGACAGATGTGCGCAAGGTATTGCTAGTTTAGAAGCGTATCGTAAAGCGTGGGATGATAAAAATGGTTGTTGGCGAGATAAGCCGCTACATGACCACGCATCACACGCCGCTGATGCATTCCGTTATTTTGCTGTTGCTAATCGTAATAGACGCAGACCAGCTTACACTATTAAAATGGATACAACATTCTAATGAAACATGATATTACATTTATTCGACCTGAGCATAAACAGGCATCAATACATTGGGAAACAATGCGAGATGTTTGCGCTGGCGCTGAAATGGTTAAATCAAAAAGAAATAAATATTTACCTTTTCTCGATCCTACCGATGAAAGCGAACGAAATAAGAGACGAAACCAAGATTATATTAAGCGAGCTGTTTTTTATAATATTACTGGTAATACTAAAATAGGGTTAATTGGAATGGCTTTCCGAAAAGACCCAACGGTTAGCATTCCTGATAAGTTAGAATACCTTAAAACGAATGCTGATGGTGCAGGAACAAGTATTTACCAACAATCACAGGCTACTCTTGAATCAGTGTTAGAAGTTGGAAGGCATGGGTTATATGTTGATTACTCCGATGATTCTAATGAAGCAATGATTTTAGTTTATAAAGCAGAAGATATCATTAATTGGCGAACCAAGCGCATTAATGGTAAAGATAAACTTGTTTTAGTCGTTTTACGTGAGGTTGTCGAAGAGCCCGAAGATTATGGTTTTAAAGACATAACTCAGTATAGAGAATTAGCAATAGAGGATAATAAATTTATTTGTCGTGTTTGGCGTCGAGCAGGAGAAAATAACAGTGGACCATTTGAAATTAGTTCTAATTATCTTCCAAAACCTAAAGGTCGTGAACATTGGGATGAAATACCTTTTACTTTTGTAGGAGCACAAAGTAACGACCCAACAATAGATGATTCGCCGTTATCTTCACTAATTGAAATCAATTTAGGACATTATCGGAATAGCGCTGATTATGAGGACAGCTTATTTTTCTGTGGGCAAGTGCAACCAGCTATTAGTGGGCTTGATGAAGGGTGGCGAGATCATTTGGAACAAAACGGGGTCAAAATTGGTTCTCGTACTCCACTGATGTTACCTCAGGGCGGTAGTTTTATCTATGCTCAAGCGCAACCTAACTCATTAGCGAAAGAGGGCATGGATGACAAGCGCAATTACATGGTGGCTCTCGGCGCAAGGTTAATTGAGCAAAACTCATCGGTAAAAACAGCTACTCAAGCCAATGGAGATCAAACAGCATCAACATCGGTACTTGGCATTTGTTGCTCTAATATTTCAGAAGCTTATACAACTGCTCTAAGATGGTGTGCTCAATATCTTGGATTAAATGGCGATGATGTTACTTATACAATCAATCAAGAATTTATTTCTAAAGTTGCTGATGCAGGAATGATTACCGCTATTGTTAGCTCATGGCAAACTGGAGCAATTAGGGATAAAGATATGATTAGAGCGATGCAAAAAATCGACATCATTGACCCTAGTGCCGATCCTGAACTAGTTAAGCAAGAACTAAAGGATACAGAACCTCAGTTTACGGGGTAGTTTATGACAATCAATAAAAAGCTCCGCAATGAAGCTATTTATCATCGGGTCAATCTTATTGGGTATGAGAATAATCTAATCAGAGAATCACTGAAATTACTGGATATTGTTGACAAAGAGTTAACAGCACAACTTTACGTTGCACTAGAAGGCATGTCACCGAGTGATTTTAAAATATCTCGCCTTGAATCAATGCTAGCAAGTTCTAAATCTTTAAAGTCTGTCACTGATTACCTGCTCGGTGAGTTAAATCTACTGAGTGAGCATGAAAGCAGTTATCAATATTCATTATTCGAATCATTGTTACCCGATATTGTTAAAAGCAAGTATCCACTAATGCAAATACCACCAAGCCAGATATTTACAGCCGTTAAAGCCAAGCCTTTTCAAGGGAGGTTATTATCTGAATGGGCGAGCAATATCGAGGATGATAGACTTAAACGAGTAGCTAACGCCGTTCGGACAGGTTATGTAACAGGTGAAACTACGGAGCAAATAATTAGGCGCGTTAGAGGGACAAAAAAGAATAATTATAGAGACGGTATATTAGAGGCTAGTAAGCGAAATGTGTCATCTGTAATTCGTTCTGCTGTCTCTCACACTGCGGCTATTGCTCGTGAATCATTTGGAAATGCTAATAGCGACATAATCAAAGGTAAACAATGGCTATCTACACTGGATACTAGCACTACGCCGATGTGTATTATTCGTGATTTAAAACAGTATACATTAGATAACCAGCCTATTGGGCATGACATTCCATACGGTGACGGACCGGGTAAATTACATTTTTGTTGTCGGTCTGTTGAAACCTTCATTCTAAAAAGCTATAGAGAATTAGGAATTAATATTGACGAAGCACCAAGTGGTACAAGAGCGTCAATGGATGGGCAAGTACCTGCTAAAACCTCCTATCTTGAGTGGTTACAAGCACAATCAAAAGAAAGGCAAGAGCAAATTTTGGGTGTAGAAAGAGCAAGATTGTTGAGGAATGGTGAGATAGCACCAGAAAATTTCTTTACTCGTGACGGGCATGTATTAACACTCAATGAACTCAAAAGCCAAGAGTTAATTAACTAATTAATCCATTTTTATTACAGGTCGCTATATGCGGCCTTTTTTATTTTAAAAAAAGATCCTAAGGGGACATCATGTTATTACAAATAATTAATCGAAAGTTTTATTCACAAGCAGAAGAAGGCGGAGAAGCAGGCAGTGGAAGCTCTTCAATTTCGCCAGAAATTCAAGCGATGATTGATAAAGCTTCTGATGAAAAAACGCTAGGTTTAAAGAACAAAAACAGCGAATTATTAGGAAAGCTAAAAGATACAACAGAAAAACTTAAACAGTTTGAAGGTATCGATCCTGATGCGGTCAAAGCTATCTTACAGCGATTTTCAGATGATGAAGAAGCTAAACTAATTTCAGCAGGAAAAATTGATGAAGTTTTAAGTAAACGAACAGAGCGTTATAGAAACGAGTTCGATAAAAAACTTAAAGCAGAACAAGAAAAAGCTGATAGCGCACAAAAGAAAGCTGAGAAATATAGTTCAATAGTTCTGAGCAACAAAATGACTAGTGCCGCATTAAAAGCAGGTGCGTTACCAGAGGCATTAGAAGATATAAGTTTACGTGCTAAGGGCATGTTTGTTTTAAGCGATGATGGCGAGGCTGTCGCAGTAGGACAAGATGGTGAACCTTTACTTGGCAAAGATGGTAAAACCCCTTTAACACCACAAGAATGGGTTGAATCATTAAAAGATAATGCACCGCATTTATTCCCAAAAGCTGAAGGCACTGGAGGTGGCGGTCATAAGTCTGGCGGTTCAAATTTAGTCCGTTCAAAGATGACCAGTTTGGAAAAGCATAATTACATCCAAAAATACGGTCAACAAGCATATTTAAAATTACCAAAAGAATAAGAGGAAGCTAAATAATGGCAACTACTACAAATAATGATTTAATCATTTATGATGACTTGGCGCAAACTGCTTTTTTAGAACGTCGCCAAGATAATTTAGAAGTTTTCAATACCGCATCAAATGGCGCAATTTTAATTGATAATGAGCTACTTGAAGGCGATTTTCGTAAACGAGCATTCTACAAAGTAGGAGGTTCAATTGAAAGCCGTGACGTTAACTCAACCGCTTCAGTGGCAGGTAAAAAAATCGGCGCAGGTGAAGCTGTAGGTGTAAAAGTTCCGTGGAAATACGGGCCATATGAAACTACAGAAGAAGCATTCAAGCGACGAGGTCGTGATGTGTCAGAGTTTTCCGAAGTAGTCGGTGTTGATGTTGCTGATGCAACCACTGAAGGCTATATTCAATATGCTATTCGCTCGGCAATAGCCGCTATTGAGGCTAATCCAACAATGATTGCTAAAGCAGATATTGCAACTGACGGCAAAAAAACTTTAACCAAAGGTTTCCGTAAATACGGTGATAAATTTAACCGCATTGCTTTGTTTGTCATGCATTCAACAACCTACTTTGATATTGTTGATCAGGCTGTAGATAATAAAATCTACGAAGAAGCGGGAGTTGTTGTATATGGCGGTCAACCAGGTACATTAGGCAAACCCGTTCTTGTAACAGATTGCGCACCAACAGATGCAATTCTTGGTTTAGTCGCTAATGCTGTAAAAATTACAGAGTCACAAGCTCCGGGTTTCCGCTCATACAACATTGATAATCAAGAAAACTTAGCCGTTGCTTATCGCGCTGAGGGCACAGTAAATATCGATTTACTAGGTTATAGCTGGGATACGTCAAAAGGTGCTAATCCTGATTTAGCAAAACTTAGCGATAAAGAAAACTGGAAGAAACATTTTGACAGTGACAAATCTACGGCTGGTGTTTTAATTAAATTAGAAGCACCGTCACAGAATACAAGAGCCGCAAAAAATAATGCTTAAAAGTAAGGGCATAAGCCCTTATTTTTTAGGAGACGATAAATGATAAACACCGATCCTAATTCTAGCGACTTTAACAGTTATGCAAGCATTGAAGAGTTAGAAGCATTCGCTCAGGCTAGAGGCATTACTTTACCTGACAATAAAAAATCCTTACTTATTAAAGCTATGGACTACTTGAATGGAATTAATTGGGTGGGTAAAAAAGCTAAGCTTGAACAGCCTTTGTCTTTTCCAAGAAAAGATATTGTGCTAGACGGTTACCTTTTACCTAGCGGTGTTATTCCAGTTCAGGTTGTAAAAGCACAATGCATGCTAGCTATTGAAGCTATTGCAAGTGATTTACTTTCCAGTATTCGAGACGCACCAATTCAATCTGAATTAATAGCTGGAGCATTAAGTGTTACTTACGCTATAGATAAATCAGGCTTTATACCACGATATCCTGCCGTTATATCAACTCTTAGGGGGTTGGTAGTGGGTGAAGGATTTTCTATAAATTGCATCGCTGAGAGGGGCTAATGGGTACTTTATATGGTGGCTCATTGAGCACCGCATCAAGGCTACTTGCAAAGTACGGCGAAAAATATCAGGTACACAGAAAAGGCAAGGTCTCTATTGTAAATGGTAAAGAGGTTGTAACAGAAAGCGTTACGTTCACCGCGATAGGTATTAAAACAAATTACAACCCGATAGAAATTGACGGCACAGTTATTCAATCAGGTGATATTCAAATGGTATTTTCTGCCGATACCGAACTGAATATAAATGATTTAGTAACTATCGACGGTGAAAAATACTTAATTAAGCAACCAAATCCAGTTAAGCCTGCCGATATTTTGATTTGCTATAAGGCGCAATTGAGGAAAGCATAATGTCAAACAACAGCACTAATTTTCTGCAATCTATTAACGCATTTGTAGACAAAGCAAAGGCGAATAGCGAGTTAATAGTAAAAAAGGGGTGTATTAATGTTTTGCAAGACATTATCAGAATGTCACCAGTTGGGCAACCTGCAATCTGGAAAAGCAAACCGCCTAAAAACTATACGGGCGGGCTTTTTCGTGGTAATTGGCAAGTCTCATTTGACATCCCCATTACTAATACTATTGACAGAATCGACCCAACAGGAATGGAGGCGCTAAAAGAGGGAATTGAGCAAATAGGCAAGTTTACTTATAGCGTTAAATCAGTCTATTTTACCAATAACCTACCTTACAGCGTTGCGCTCGAATTCGGTCATTCTACACAAGCACCTAACGGAATGGTGAGAATTGCCGCGTTAAACGCACAAACTCATTTTGAAAACTTAGCAAGAGGAATTAACACTTGATTTCAACAATCTCTGAATTGCTTGAATCACATCTAGATATTATTGCCAACCAATTGGGTTTACCAATCATTTATGAAAACATTGAAGCAACACCTAATGACGAAATCTACCTCAAATCCAATATATTGCCAGCTATCACAACAGCCTTTGATTTAGACGGTGATTCAAGGATTTACAAAGGAGTTTATCAAGTTAGCGTAATTGCTCCAATTAACACTGGTAAATCACGCTCTCAGCAAATATCAGAAGCGATTATTAAGCATTTTCAACTCAACACAGAGTTAATTAAAGATAATTTTTCACTTTATATCAACTCAATACCAAGCGTTTATCCAGCTATCACGGATAAAACCACTTACACAATACCAATCAGCATGAATTACCGTGCTGACACAAATTAATCAGGAGAATTATTTATGGCGTTTGCATTACCTAACGGTTCACGTGTTTACGTGCAAAAATCAAAAGATACAGCGTTGGAATTTGAAACTATTTCAAATGCTAAAGAGGCTGTAGCAACATTAAAAGCTAATCACGGACTAGTTGTTGGCGATGAAGTTATTATCACGTCTGGATGGTCAAAAATTAACAACGCAGTAGCGAAGGTAACTAAAGTCAATAATACGGATGTTACTCTCGGCAACATTAATACTAGCGATACCAAATCATTCCCAGAAGGAGAAGGTAAAGGAACTTTAACTAAAGTTACCGCCTGGGAGCGATTACCACAAGTTAAAGAAGTTTCTACAGAAGGCGGCGAACAACAATTTACTCAAATTCAGTTTTTAGATGATGACACAGAGCGACAATTACCGACAATCAAATCAGCTAAAAGTAAAAGCTTTACTATCGCTCATGACAGTTCATTGCCAATCTATGCATTATTAGGAGAATTAGACCTCACTAATGAAGTTGTCGCAATGAAAATGTATGTTCCGAAAGCAAAAGAAACTCGTTATGATGCTGTCCGTATTTCGTTTGACCCGACTCCAGCGACCGCAATCAATGAGATTGAAACTGTAAAAATCAGCATGACAGTTGAATCACCGGCAATCACTTTCTACAAAGATAAATAAGGATAATATTAATGGCAAAATTCAAATTAGTAGCAGAACCAACCTTTAAATGCAAAGTTTTAATTCCACGAGCTGGGCAAGAAGATGGTGAAATCGAATTTACGTTCAAGCACTATATTCCCAAAGAACTGGAAAATTTTGAAACAGAGTTTAAAGGCAAGCCTTTGGTGGATTATCTTTTAAAAATAGTCAAAGGTTGGAGTTTGGATGATGAGTTTAATGAGGCTAATCTTGATACACTCCTCCAAAACTATCCAGCATCTGGCAGCGCAATAATCAAAACTTATTCTCGTGAGTTATTCGGCGTACGAGAAAAAAACTAATAGCGCTCGTTACTGCACTATATACTCCTGAGCCGTCAAAAGAAGAATTGGCGGCTTTCGGGTTAACTGAATCGGATTACGATGATGAGTATGTAGAAATATGGCAAGACAACTTAGACGCTTTCAAGTTGTTTAAAGCCATGTCTACGCAGTGGCGAACGAGCATGAGTGGAGTGTTAGGTCTTGATTATAACTGCATGGAATGGGTTATGAAGATCAACAATATTGCAGAAAGTGAAACTATTTTTAATGACATTCAAATAATGGAAAGTGAAGCGTTAAAAATCATGCATAAATCAAAGTGATCAATTGATTATATTGTGTATAATTTAATTAATTACTTAGTTTATTTCAGTTGTAACTATTTGGAACTTTAGGGTTAAAAGATGAAAAGAGATTGGGAATTAATTAGAAAAATAATGCTAGCTATAGAAGCCTCTCCATGTGATATGCAAGTGTCGTCATTTTCAATTGAAGAATATGATCCAGAGATTGTTGGTTATCATATAAAGCTACTTAGTGATGCACGTTTAGTTGAAGCCATTAATTCAAGTAGTGATGAGATGATTTATGAATATTATGCTCAAGATTTAACGTTAGCAGGACATGAATTTTTAGATAATATTAGAAGCGATACAAATTGGAATAAAATAAAGAATCTCATTAAAGGCAAAGGCGGTGAGTTAACCTTTGAAACCATAAAAGCTGCAGCTTCTTTTATGATTGTAAATCTGTTTTCGTAAAGTGTTCTGAAACTTTGAGATTAAGGTTAAATATATGACTATGATAATAGCAGCCAATTTAGGTGAATATGTATTATTGGCGGCTGATAAAAGAAAAGTGATGATTGGTTCTGACGGGCTTATTTCAGATATTATTTCAGATAATGAAAAAAAAATTTCATTTAATGATAATTTAGCTATTACAGGGATGGGATATGTTGAAATACTGGATGAATTTAAATCTTTATTGCTCAAAACAAAAATTGAAAACACAGATACTTTTCTTTCTTTAGCTAAGAAGATTTATGATAGTCGCACAATTTCGAGTGAGTACAAATTTTCTACAACAAAATATGTGATTACATATAAAACTCAATTGAATGACGATGTTTTATTAAATATAGGTATTATTGAAGCTAGTAAACCAAATCAGTTAATTAAAGTTGATAAAGTTATAGTGCTCGGTCGTGATACAAAAGATATAGATAGTATTTTAATGAAACTATTAAAAGAAAAGTTAAAAATCCCAGATAAGGATACTTTTAATGATGGACAATTGTTACTGGAAAACATAATGTATAATCGACAAGTTTTTTTAGAGATGTTTAAGTTTGTTTCAAAACCTGTTAGCGGCGTTAGTCCAAATGCAGATTTCATTGTAATAACTAAAAAACACAAATCATATTTTATGGGTGATTGAAATTAAAAGGATATAAATATTCCTTAAACTATAGTTGTGATTACTACCGCACAGGTAGTTTAGAAAAAATGATAAAGTCTTCTTTACTTAATAAATGAACTTTAAGAAATTTTAATTATAAAAGAACAAAAAACAATCAATCGTACTAAGAAATAATTTTTTAAAAAACACTATATCTATGTGTGGTTTATGAAAAAATATCTATATGTAGTATTTTTCTATAAAACTTTTATTTTTATACTAATAAAAAACAATAAACGTTAATAAACATTAGTAGACATTTAAAAAAAAACAGATAAACTTATATCCAACAATGCCCCTATGCCACTTTCTACTAGTTTAGTCTTATGATTGAATTATAGTTACGCTCGGGGCTTTCTTTTGTCTAAAATTTGTTTATGAAAAAAACAGTTAAATCCCATAAAAGCTATGATCAACAACTTGAGCTTTTAAAAAAAAGAGGGATGATCATATCTGATGATAAATGGGCGATTAAGAAACTAAAACAGTTAGGGTATTATAGATTATCTGGTTATTGGTATCGATATCGCAGTTTAACTGAATCTTTTCCACAACAATCTCAATCTAACTTGAGAGCGCTTTCTAAACCTTCGCAAAGAAACTTTAAAAGAGATGATACTTTTGTTCCTAATACGACTTTTGAAAAAGTTAATTCTTTATATCTTTTTGACTGTGAATTAAGGATATTATTATTTGAAGGTATAGCTAGAATCGAAAATTATATAAGATCGGTTATCGCCTATACTATAGGTAAAGAAGATCCAATGGGATACAAGAATAAATCATTCATAGCCCCAAAATGTCTCGAAAAAAAAATTGAAAACGGTGAAACTAAACCATCACTTTATGATATATATTTTTCCAAACTTAAATCGTGTATAAAAAATAGTAAAGATGATTGTATTCTTTGGCATAATAAAAATTATCAAGATATTCCTATTTGGGTTGTTACAGAGGTATGGGATTTTGGGATGTTATCCAGGTTCTATGGTTTGTTAAAAGATAAATATAAATTAATTATATGCCAAGCAATCTTTAAAGATAATCGATTAGCCAACTCTTATAAGAGTAATATGCAAGGAGCATTACAGCATCTGAATGTTATAAGAAATAAATGCGCTCATCATGCTAGAGTTTGGAATAGTTCAATAAACTCTCCAAAATTTAGTGAAAACTTGTTGAATGAATTAAAAATTATTAATCCTGCAGATGTTACTAATGAAAAGATATTTGGAACAATTTGTCTAATGTGGGTATTAATAAAACGGTTTAGCGATAATTCAGAATGGTTAAATAAAATTATCGAGCATATAGAAAGTTTACCTGATTTAGTTGATGATATTAATTATAGCGAAATGGGTTTTACTCATGCTGACTTAGACAACTTAAGAAAACTGATTTAGCTGAAATCTACTTTATTAGATATTGATTACCGCCGTATAGGTAGCTAAAAATTCACACAAACCGCCCTAGTGGCGGTTTTTTTATGCCGGTCATTTGACCACTCAACAACAATTTAACACTCACATGAATAGCTCGACGGAGCAAAAGCATGAAGCTGCCTACCTTCAGTGAATTGTTTTCATGTGAGCTTTTATTAAAAAGGTAAAAGGAGTGATTAATGAATAATTTAAAAAAATTATAAGTTCCATTTTGCAATACAACAATCCAAGCTATTGAACATAATGGACAGCTTTATGTTTCAATGCGCCCCATTTGTAAGAATATTGGTTTGCAGTGGGGATCTCAGTATAACCGTATCATGTGTGACGAAGTAATGAAAACCTGCGTCTTCATTATGAAGACTGAGATTCTATAACCCTCTAATTTCTTCTTGGTTTATTAATAATATGAAAAAATCCATCACCTTTAAAAGATCATTTAATGATCAACTTATCGAAATATTATGCTATTATTCTGACGATAAAAATAAACAGGATAATGCAATGAAAATTGAATCACTAAAAATAGAAAATGTTGGCGGTATATCTAGCTTATCGTTAGATAGTTTTAACCCCAACTTAAATATTATTTGCGGTGAAAATGGGATAGGTAAAACAAATATTTTGGATTCAATTGCTCATTGTTTATCTTTACATTCAAGTAAAATTTTGAGAAAAAAAGCAGGATCAGAAAATGCTAAAATACAACTGGTTACTGACAGAAATAGTGATACTCCTTTTTTAAGTGCAATAAAAACTTTTGAACCTAGAGATAACTCTGGTGGGCATGACCTAATTTTAAAAGAATTTGATAGAAATTTTTTAAAAAATAATGAACCTTATCTAATATATTTCAACACTGAAAGATTATTCTCATATAAATGGATAGAGAGTTTAAATGTTTATGAGCAAGCAGAAAGCCATTTAAGGAATCTAGACGGTGTGTCAAATGAGAAGGCAAAAGATTGGTTTATAAAAAATGAGTTATTATCTTCCCAGTCATATACTACAAAAAATGATAAAAATTCAATTGAATTAGCGAAAAAAGCATTTGGTATTTTAAATCAATCATATTCGTTTTTTGCACTTAAACAAGATATGGAAATTTATATTGACACACCAACAGGTATGATTCCTTATGAATACCTATCCTCAGGGTTTAAAACGTGCATATCTATTATGTGGGGAATTATTAGAGAAGTTCAAATTCGCTTTCCTGACATGGACATACAAGATTTTAATGGTGTGGTGCTAATCGATGAAATAGAGTTACATCTTCATCCTGAATGGCAAGGTAAAATTTGCAACGCTTTAACCACTTTATTTCCTAATATTCAGTTTATCATCAGTACGCATAGCCCTCACGTTATTCAAACCGCCGAAGCGAACGAAGTTATAGCTTTATCAGGAGAAAATGGTTATTTAGAAAAAAGAACCTTAGATATCGCCCCACATGGCTTTAAAGGATGGACGATAGAAGAAATTCTTACCGATGTGATGGGAATGAAAGACCTTCGAACACAATTATATGAAGATATTAAAAAGAAATTTGATAATGCTCTTAAAAATAAAGACGTAAAAGCTGCTGCAGACGCCTATGATAAATTAGATCAAATACTTCATCCTACATACCCTTTAAGAGCCCTTTTTAAAATGCAATTGGATGCGCTTAAGGGTTAATCCATGATTAAGCTAGAGAAAGGGGATAAACCTCCTTATTTAAAGGAGGAAAAAGTTAAAGAATTAACTGAAAAGTTTAAATTAAACCAAAAATCTACCGTATGGAAACATACTGAAATAATAGAGTATTTGTTAAAAAGTAGTAACTTTAAATGCGCTTATTGTGAATGCCAATTACAGATTGAAGATTCATACATGGAAGTTGAGCATTTTAAATGCAAAAGCTTATATCCAGACAATGTTGTAGATTGGAACAATTTATTACCATCATGCGAAAGATGTAACAAGAAAAAAAGAAATTTAGATGTTGTTGCTACTCCAATTATTAACCCTTATGAAGAAGATCCTAAACTATATTTATCTATAGAAAATTATTATTTGTACGCTAAAGGCGGTGAGGATTCTAAAGGTCAAAAAACTATAGACTGTTTAGATTTAAATGATGAAAGATTGGTTTTAGCCATATTTAATGTATGTAAAAATATAAACCGAGATATGATTAAATTAGCTCGTAACATAGATGATATTATATTAGTTAGAAATGGTATAAGTACAACATTACAGCTTTGCCAACCAGATAAAGCTTTTTCTGCTTTTCTCGCTTTTACTTTGCTTAATAACAAAGATACAAAAATAATCAAACAAGTTTTAATCGATAATGACTTATGGGATGATGATCTTAATGAAATGTATGAAACCTGCAAAAAAATAGCCCTAGACTCTAGATAACTTATCGTTAACCAACCAAATTCAATTAAACCACCTACGGGTGGTTTTTTATTGCTCCGAATCCTTAAATAACATACCATTACAAAAAAAGGAGATGGTATGAAAAAAATTGTTATATTCATTTTATTTATTGTAGTATTAATATTCGTGTTTTTAGTTTACGTATCTGAGAGCGTTAGTGATAGCGATGTTTTTTTATATGATCTAAAGCAACGATGCTCATTTGCAACAAAACAAAGAATGGTATCCCCCTCTTCTTACAAAATTCTAGATTTATCTTTATCCAGCAAAAAAAATTGGAGCCAAGATAGGATTGATAAGTATTTTTCAGCATATAAATTAAGAGAAAGCTTAAAGGAAAGGTATAACGATCCTGCTAATTTCTATGATATAACCGCTATAGTTAAATTTTCATCTAAGAATGGGCTGGGCGTTGACTTGGTTGGGTATTCATCATGTGAATATTTCATTACTAACGTTTATAAAACAAGTATTGATGGGGTCGGCGAGATAAATATAGATGGGCATGATTTTAGCAAAGATAGTTTAGATTATATTTATGCTGAACTAACTTTAAATAAATCCAAACGCGAATATTCATTAATGGATAAAATAAAAACTATACTGGAAATGGAGTTTAGTTATTAGAAAAACTATTTTAGACCGCTTTCTAAATTAATAATTACCTATTGACCACCAAGCAATTCAAACCCTCTTAGAGGGTTTTTTATTGCTCCGAATCCTTAAATAACATACCATTACAGAAAACTCAAAGATTAAGGGAATGGTATGAAGAAGATTATGTTGTGTTTGTTGTTATTTCCACTTTTTGTATTTGCCAAAGAAATTAAGTATAAGGAATGGAGTGTTAGAATCAACACTGATCCAATAACAGATGAAAAAAAAGTGTCAATGACTTCAGTTTATGTATCAGACAGCACTTCAATAAGTAGCGCTTTTTTTACAGTTGGTTGTGATTTAGTCGTTATTACTCCATTCTCCGTCGATAATAATCTGAAAGGTTATGAGGATGGGCTAATTAAGGTTATTTTCAGAGCAGACAAAAAAGCTCCAGTAGAGATGGAATGGGAGATAAAAAATGGCGTATTAATAACTAATCAAAAAGATTTTTTAAATAAAGAAATTCAGGATGCTAAAAAGTTCATTATTAGAGTTGGATCTAAATCTACAGTAGATTTAAAATTTCCTTTAGCCGGCTATAAAAAAGCGTACGAAAACTTAGAAAAAGAATGCTCAAATTAAAGAACAATTAACTTAATATTAGCGGTTTTTGCATCCAACTTTTATGATCGGGAGTGCGACTAATAAAACACCCTCGGGAAATAAGTCCGCTGTCTCTTTGCAGTTTTGAGCTCCTGATCGCCCATTGAGCGATCTAAGATGTTGTCACGATGACAATAACCTCGAAAACCATTTTAAGTCTTATTTGCATTATTGACATTAATTTACATTAGATATATATTTCTATGTGAGGTCTCAAAACCTAAACAAAGCGGAAATAGTCGCCCCGTTAGCGTGATTTTTTTATGTCCATAATTCAATGTCGAGAGGGCGAGGAATAAAACACCTTCGGGGAATAACTCCAGTCTTTCTTTGTTAGGCTTTTGAGCCTCTCGACACCCATTTAAAATGGGTAATAATCTCAAAAATAAACAAAGGATGTAGAAATGTCTAGCACACAATTAGAAACAATTCAGTTTCACAATCAATCTTTAATCGTACTCAATCACGAAAATAAACCATATATTGCCATGAAACCTGTATGTGAAAATATAGGTTTAGGTTGGGCTGCACAACTTAAAAGAATCAAGCGACATCAAGTATTAAAGGCAGGTATGGTCATGATGACCACACCTTCAAAACAAGGTTTACAAGAATATGTATGCTTACCAATTTCAATGTTAAACGGTTGGCTATTTGGAATCGATACTAATCGAGTAAAACCAGAAATTAGGCAAAAATTAGAACAATACCAGTTAGAGTGTTTTGACGTTCTCTATAATCATTTCATGCCGAAAGTAGCTCAACAGTACCCTAATACTATTTCAGTTGAACAACAGCAAGCAATCAAACAAGCCGTCAATGAGCGTTCATATCGAACTGGTGAACATTATCAAGCTGTTTATGTCAAATTCTATCAGCATTTCAAAATCCCACGATACCAAGATTTGCCGGCATCTAAATTTGACGAGGCTATTAAGTGGTTGGGTGGTGTACACGCTCGAAGTGGATTATCTGATGAAGACTGGTACGATTTGGCGTGGTTGTATAAAGTTGCTGATAGGATGCGTTCTCAAATTGAACTTATTGAGCCAGCACTTAGAGCAATTGATTCTAGTTTTGTCAGTGCGTTTCACTCAATGGCAATCGAGTACAAACGAAATCTACATAGTGCAAAATTAATTATTGAGCGAGAAACAGCGCATATTAAAGCAAAAAATATAATCGACAAATGGAATAATGTATTGTCAGTAATCAGACATCATTAGTTAATCACCACCTTTTTTATTGCAAATATATTTAAAAAAGGTGGTGGAAATTTACAGCCAAGTATTTTAATTAATAAACAATAGGTTATAATAAGAGTGTTCCCTATATACATAGGGATAAACCGGGGATCGAATTATATTGCACGCTATGGATGGATGTGTTCCCTATATACATAGGGATAAACCGTAGAAATGAACAACACAAAACTAGAAACAATTATGTTCCCTGTATGCACAGGGATACACCGATTAAAATTAAATTCTAAATAAATACATTTTAAGTTAAACCACCTGCGGGTGGTTATTATCGTGAAAACTATTGATCAATCAAATATAGATCAAGTTTTTAATGTAATGATTAATAACAACTTTATTATAACTATATAAATGCTTTAAATTTAAAATCGTTATTTATTAATAAGTTAATTTTAGATCAAATATTATTAGATCCTAACCCGCTTCGGCGGGTTTTTATTGCTCCAAATCCTTAAATAACATGCTATTAACTAAAATATTCAGTTTAGTGTCGAGTAGCTTATTTAAAAACGATGAATTGTAATATTAGAAAATCTAGATATTGTCAAATATATACCAGCTATTAACTTTTGTAATTTGTATAAATTATCTTTACTCAAAATATATAATTCCATATACTGAGAAATATTACTTTCAGTAATATTAAATAATCTTAGGTAAATATTGAAATAAGCCATGGCAGCAAAAACAGTATCGAAGGCAGATCTAATTGAGGAAGAACTAATCCTTGCTCTTGAACAAAATAAAGAGTTAAGCGAGTTTGAGTTTAGAAAATTTCAACGAGATGCTAATTCAATTACCGATTATGTTAGTAGGAATCATGCTTTAGGTATATTGTATACTATTGTAAAAAATGACTCTTTAATGTATATGTATTTTGATAGAGCATTATCTTTAGGGGTAAATATAGTTGTATTATATAATTATTTTTCATGTCTAAACCGTCGCTCTTGTTTCAGTAAGTCTAAAGAAGTCTTTTATAAATACAAAGATTATATAAATACCAATAGGTTGGTATTAAAGGCATTTAATGTTGCTTCATTCTATTTGGATAATGATATAGCTACATTTCTTTATGATAAAGCTCTATTGATAAAATGCGATGAAGAATTAGTTGAATCCTTATTTGAGCGTAAGAAAAAGATTTCACAAATAAGAGAAATGACAAAGTGTTCAGATGAACATGTTGAATCATTAGTAAATATTTACTCAAGAATTATTAGAAAATATAATCAAAAAGTTAAATCATTTTATTTAGAAACTATAGCTGGTGGACATTATGTTATCGCTATAGATACGGATAATCTTGATACAATCGTCGATATGAATTTTGAATTAGCTGATGAAATTGTTGCCAACGCTGAGTTAGACTCATGTAAATTAGTTGCTGTATTTGAGCCATATACAAGGATTAATAAATGAGTGTATCTGGCGATGATTTTTTGAATTCAGCTCATGAGTTTCTCGACAAGAATCGTGAGATTGATTATAGGAATTTTATATCTCGTGGCTATTATGGTATGTATCATAAAGTTCTAGCAGTTTTGAATTATATGCCTGATGTTTCTGGTTCTCATCATGCTGCATTAATTGATTATTTATGTACTCCATCACAACATAAAAATGAACCTCATGATTCCATGAGATTAAAGTCATTAGGTTATACAATGAAGCAAGAAAGGTTATATCGTAATAAAGCTGATTATGAGTTAGATTGTAACGATATTAACGGGGAGCTGGTTGAACGTTGTAAGAAAACATACAAAAAATTTAATGAAAAAATAGAACAATTACAAAATCGAAAGTAAAACTTTTAATATATATGGTTCTATTCACTACTGGAAAAGTAGCTTAGAAAAAAGCAATCAGATTGTCATTCAATTTGTTAGAGTTCACTGCCGAGTAGGTAGTTTAGAAAAAGAATATAAGCCAGAGACTTAGCTTGACCCAGTTCACTACCGTGTAGGTAGTTTAGAAATTTAATTCTTTCACAGGATTTCTCTATTTTAGGTTCACTACCGTGTAGGTAGCTAAAAATTCACACAAACCACCTTCGGGTGGTTTTTATTATCAGTTATCTTCATCATAAAGACGACCTGTGAATGTCTATATAACTCTTTTTGTTTTTTTTGGATAAAAAATAATCCAGCGGACGTTATTTAATCTATTTACATTTGATTTTTGTATTATTAATAAACAAACTATTAACTCTTTTATTAATTAATAGAGGTAGTTTGGTTATATGTTTATTCCAATTTGGATGATTATTCTGATAGCGGTTTTAGTTATAACTTTAGTTTTCGTTCTCATTTTCATAACTTTTTCTAAAATAAATAAGACCTATGAATTAATGAAGAAGCTTGGTAATAGATTGGAGAAGATGTCTTCGAACTTGAAACTTTATGCTGAAAAAGTTAGCTCAGAACCTAAAAGTGTTGATAAATCAGAATTTAATGAAGACTCATTTACCACTTTATTATTTATCTGGTTTAGAGATATAAATACTTGCATGGCTTTTTTTACATTAATGCTCCCTGCAGTTTCCTTTTTTTTGTCCAAAGTATTTAATTTAGATATAAATAAGTCTGATATGATAATAGTATTTGTTGTAATAGGTATTCTCCTGATGGGAATTTTAATATGGAAAATGATGGTCGATAGAAAAAAAATAATTAAAAATAGGCGTATGGAAATTCTTGCGATTTCCGTTTTAGTTTTTTTAGCTGCATTTATTGGTTTCTCCTTGGCAAATTTGGCAGTTAAGTTAATTTTTGATTCCTTGATTTTAATGTAATTAGATTCTACCCCGCTTCGGCGGGTTTTTTATTAAAAATCTAACAGTTCAGGCTTGATTTGTAGCGCTTCGGCAATTTTAATCCGTGTTGCTTTTCTTAACTTTTGGCTTTTTTCATATTGAGAATAAGCTGATTGGCTAATATCTATTTTATTCGCAACTTCAACTTGAGATAATTTTAAATACTCACGCCACGCTTGTGCAGGAGAATAGTTATTATCAAAAACCATATTAACAACTTCGTTTGGTACACCTGTTTCAACATCGATTGTTTTATTCATTATTATTTTTATGATTAACCTCAATATAAGCATTATATAAGTTTAGTAAAAATATAAATAATTATAATTGATAACCATAGTTGACATTCTAACGGTGTAAGATATAATAGTTTTAAATTAAAACAGGAATAAAGCATGATTACTGTAAGTTATACACAGCAAATGGAAAAATGGTTGAAGTCGCTTAAAGATAAAACTGCAGCAGCTAAAATTAAAGTTCGAATTCGTCGCATGCAAGAAGGTAATTTTGGTGATGTTAAGCCTGTAGGCAGCGGTGTATCAGAAATGCGTATTCACTGTGGAAAAGGGTATAGGGTTTATTTTGTTAACCGCAATAATGAAATTGTTATTTTATTGTGTGGCGGTGACAAGGATACACAACAAACAGATATTAAAATTGCTAAAGAATTAGCAAATAAATGGGGTTAATTATGACTACAAAACTAAAAACTTTTGATGTGGTTGATTTTTTAAATACTGATGAAGAAATGCAAGAATATTTAAATGCCGCAATAGAAGAAGGAGACCCTAAATTTTTATTTATTGCACTTGGTGATATAGCTAGAGCTAAAAACATCAGTCAGCTTTCACGTGATACAGGTATAAGTCGTGAGGGTATTTATAAAGCGTTATCAGGTGAGGGGAACCCCACTTTTAATACAATCTTTAAAATTGTTCAAGCATTAGGTTTGCAAATGCAGTTTTCCTCACAAAAACATGCTGATTGTTGTTAACTGAGTATGGAAAATCTAATGTAGATATACAAAATAAAATCAAACCTAAAGCTCGCAGTTGCGGGCTTTTTTTATGTCTGGAGAAAACAATGGCAGAAGCAATTACATCACTTACGCTTGAAATCAATACGCAAAGTGTAGATGAAGCAAACAAAAAATTAGATGCATTCAGTAAAAAAGCTGAAGACGCGGCGATGGCTACTGATGAATTAACAGCGGCAAAAAAACGTTCACTAAATGTAACTGATGAAGAGTTGCGAGACTTTGAGCGTGTTTATCAGAATGCAGTTAAAAATGCAAAAGCGACACGTGTTGCTGCTGAACAAGAACGAAAGCTTGCGGCTGCTAGGAAACAACTTGCTGAGTCTGGTGACAAACTTTATACAAGCTACAGGAAACAGATTGACGGATTAAACAATGTCAATACCGCATCAAAAGATTTAGAGAAAATCACTGGTCAATTAAAAGAGTCGTACAAATCTGGTGCTATTGATATCAACAATTACAAGCAACTACTAGCGGATGTTGCAATAAAACAAAAAGAAGTAACAATTGCGGAGACGCTCGCAAATAAAGCCAAAGTTGATTTTATCAATAAACTAAAAGCGCAATTAGCTACTCAAAATTTAACAAAAGAGCAATTACTAAGTTATCAAGCTGCGCAACTCGGTGTGAGTTCTTCTGCTGACATTTATATTAAAAAAATTGCACAAGCCTCTACTGCAACCCAAAATTATACAACTGCGACGAGAACAGCAACAAATCAAGCCGCTAAAATGCAAATGCAGCTAATGAGCGGTAATTTTTCTGGCATGAATTCGCTTGGCATGTCGATGATAATGAAAAATGGTGTTGGCAATACTTTTAGCACGCTATTAACATCGCTAAATCCACTTAATATCGGTATTTCAGCAATGGTTGGTTTGCTCGGCAGTATGATTCCGAAATTGTTTGAAGCTAAGAGTGCGACAGAACAATTAGCGGCCGCTCAGGAACACTTGAATACTGTTTTTTCAAAAGATCAGCAGACCGGAAAATTTTTTCTGTCTGACGACATGATGAAATTGCTGAAAAAAAATCGTGAACTCGCTAAAGCAGAAATCAAGTCAAGTGAAAAAGATTTAAAAACGGTGGTATCAAGTGCGAAAAAAGAGCTGCAAGACGGACTGAAGGGAATTGAGCATGCAGGCTTTGAAAGCGCAATGAAACTGGGCTCGCTTAAAGAAAAAACTGGGTTGAATGATGTACTGACAGCGATTCAGGAAATTAAAGCGAGCGGCAAAGATTTAAATTCTATGCTTGAGTCAACAGATGCGCTTACTGTAAGAAGCGTTGCAGACATAAAAGCAAAAATAGAGAACTATGCGATTTACTTTGGCACAACAAAAGAACAAGCGCAAAGCATACTTGAACAAATGGCTGAGATACGGGCAGAGACAGATTCAATAAAAGCGACAGAAAAAATTAATAGACTTGTTAACGAATTAAGCACATTGTACAACACTACAAATAACCCGTCCGACGGTCTAGATACACTTATACGCAAACTGAAAGAGATTGCAAATAAAGCAAATGAAGCAGCAGGCGAGGTTAAGCGCTTAAGTGAATCAAAAAATTTGGACGAAAAAATCGATCCGAAAAAAAGCCCGTTTTATCAATACGCTCAAATGGCAATGAACCCAAAACAACGAGCGGATGCAGAAATAAAAGATATGGAAGCGGCCGCAAAAAGAGCTAATGAAATAAAGCCGGGGTCAGTTACAAAAGATGATATAGACAAAGCAGCAGCAGAGATTAGGAAGAAACACAGCAATAGAGGCGGAAGAGGGACATCAATTACAGATATGCTTCAATCATCAAGACAGCAAGAAATTAGCTTGATGAATCAACTAAAATCATTACGTGAGCAATCATTAACTGTCAACACTATCACATCTGAGCGTAAAAAATACTTTGATTTACAAGCTCAAATCGAAGTTTTGGAGAGCAAAACAGATAAAAGCAAACTTACTGCACAGGAAAAATATATTTTAGGTCACAAAGAGGCGTTATTAGCTCAGCAAGCGAAAAATGCCGCCATTAGTGAAGAGATTGCACAATACGAAACAGCAACAAAAGCGCTTCGTAAAATGCAGGAATATTCAACTAATTTAGTTGCAAAATCTCAAGCTGAACAAGCTACTTTTGGAATGACTTCTAAAAATGCAGGTCGTTACAATGAAATGTCAGAGTTGAACGCACAACGCGATATTGCATTGAAAGGGACAAGCAACCCGAATGAAATCGCAAAAGTCACCGAAGAATACAACAAGGCAAAAGAGGCTCTACAACAAAGTTGGCAGCAGGAAGACCAAAATCAAGGTGATTGGATTACTGGCATGAAAGTTGGTCTATGTGAATTCGCGGAAGATGGGCAAAATGTATTTAAAGGTTTTCGCGATGTTGCAGGCAACGCTATGAACTCTGTTAGTCATGCACTAACGGATTTAGTAACAACTGGGAAAATGGATTTTAAATCATTAACTAAGTCAATTCTAACTAACATTATTGAAATTATTAATAAATTGTTAGTTGCACAAGCAATTCAATCCGCAATGGGTTGGATGGGCGGTGGCTCAGGAGGCGGTGGAGCTGGAGCTGCTACAGGTGGATATCAGCAGGCTTACACGGGCGGATTAATTCGTGGCTATGCTACTGGCGGAGGTGTCGGTTATAACGATGAACCCGGTGGATTTACTGGAAATGGTAATAAATATACCCCTGCTGGTATTGTACATAAAGGCGAATTCGTTTTTACAAAAGAAGCAACTAAACGGCTGGGAGTAGCAAATTTATATGCACTAATGAGAGATGCTCAACACGGTTACGCCAACGGTGGGGGCGTCAATCTTAGCCCAGCAACGCCAGTGGCTTTTACTAAAAAGTCGAACAATTCATCAAGCGCCATTAATGTGACCACAAACGTTGCGATTAATATGCAGTCTAATAGCGATTCACAAGCCAACAAGGCAGATATCAATGCGGCATCTCTAAGGCAACAGGTAAAAGCTATTGTTCAAGAGGACATGAATGTCATGTTTGAAAAATCAGCTTCGCCTGGTGGAAATTTATATAACTTATTAAATAATAGGTAAATTATGGTGGATACATTCATATGGCGCACTATGGGTACTCCGAAGTGTACCGATTTAACTAATGTTAATGAAGCTAAGTTCGGTGATGGTTATACTCAGTTATCCAGTAACGGTATTAACAATAATAGTGAAACATGGGAATTAACATATACGGGCGAAAAAGAGGAAATATCGAAAGTTAGAGCGTTTCTAAACTCTCACATTATCCACTCTTTTAAGTGGATAAACCCCTACGGCGAGGAAAAGCTATATCGAGTTGTCAATAAGTCAATCGAATCTGAATTTGTTGGTGGTAAAGTTGTTTCGCTATCGTTTCAATTTGTACAATCCTATGCGCCTTAATTGCCATATTATTCTTACCAAGTCCACAAATGTGGACTTTTTTATTATCTGGAGAAAACAAATGTCTATAACTCAAGATTTACAAGCACTTGAGGGCAATCAATTAATACAGCTTATTGAGGTTGACGGAACTAAGTTTGGACTTGATGAGGTTTTGCGATTTCATGCACATAACATACCGTCAGAAGGTTGGGCTTCTTTTGTTGCCGATGGTTTACCGTCGATTCGTTGGCAAGGTAATGAATATTTGCCGTTCCCATACGAATTAAGCGGTATCGAATTAAGTAGTACAGGCTCACAACCGACACCAGAATTATCCGTAGGGAATATTGACGGAAGAGTAACTCGGCTTTGTCTTGATTATGATGATTTAGTACAAGCTAAAGTTAAGATTCATACCACAATGGCTAAGTATCTTGATTCGGATAACTGGAAAGAAGGTAATCCACAAGCCGATCCGCTTCAAGAACGTTTGCAACTATTTTTCATTAACAAAAAGAAAGAAGAAACCAAAACGGTAATCAAGTTTGAACTTTGTTCACCATTTGATATTCAAAACTTGCAACTTCCAACGCGCCAAATCGCTAAAGTTTGCACGTGGTGCATGCGAGGTTGGTATCGAACTGGTACAGGTTGTGATTATGTCGGTAATAAGTACTTTACTAAAGACGGAATGCCAACTGACGACCCTGCAAAAGATGAATGCGGTGGTTTATTAAAAGATTGCAAAGCAAGGCATGGTAATGATCCTCTTCCGTTCGGTGGTTTCCCTGCCGCTAATCTTCAAGGCAAATGATATGCGACAAAAAATATTTAATTCAATTTTAAAACATGCTGAAAACGAGTATCCAAATGAGGCGTGTGGGGTGATTGTTGATACAGGTAAAACACAAAAATTTATACCTTGTAAAAACATGTCGGATAACCCAAAAAAGCATTTTTTAATTTCACCCGATGAGCAATTAAAAGCCGAAAAGCAGGGCGAAATTATCATGATAATTCATTCTCACCCAGATTCACCGATGTTAGTGCCCTCTGAATTTGACCGTATCCAATGTGATTATTCAGGCATTGAGTGGGGCATTGTATCTTTTCCTGAGGGTGATTTCTGCACAATTTCACCACGCGTTAATCGAGATTATACGGGTCGTCAATGGTTACTTGGTTATGCAGATTGTTGGGCTTTAATCATGGACTACTATCAACGCGAATTCAATATCACACTCAAAAATTATTCGGTTGCGCGCGAATGGTGGGAAGACGGGAAAGAGAATATTTATGACGACAACTGGCAGGCTGAGGGATTTATTGAGGTTGAATTAAAAGACATGAAAGTGGGTGACATGATCATGATGAAAATTAATTCTAGCGTGACCAACCACGCCGCCCTTTATGTTGGTGATAATCTCATTCTCCACCATTCATACGGTCAATTATCCTCACGAACTCCCTACGGTAAATATTTTCGAGATAGAACAGTCCGCATTGTGCGACACAAGGAGCGATTCAATGTTAAGTAGCGTCACTTTTAAAGGTTCGATGGCTAAACAATTTGGCAAAAGTCATCAATACGATGTCCAAAATATTAGGGAGTTATTGAGAGCGTTATGCGCAACCAAAAAAGGCTTCGAAAAATACATGTCCACCGCGCATTTAAAAGGCGTTAAATTTGCTTTTTTTGTAGATGGTAAAAACATTGGTATAGATGAGTTTGATATTAATGCAACTGGTAAAAACTACATGATTATGCCTGTGTCACAAGGCGCTAAAAGAGGTGGTTTTCTTCAAATTATTATTGGAGCAATTGCTTTAGTAGCGGCATTTTTTACAGCAGGAGCATCATTAGCCGCATGGGGGGCAGCAATGACAGCGGCTACTATTTCTGCCACCTCAATTTTAACAAGTATCGGTATCAGTATGATGCTCGGCGGTGTTGTTCAAGCATTAAGCCCTCAACCTAAATTTAAAGCGGGTACATCATCTCACGCTGAAAATAAACCCAATTACGCATTTGGTGCGCCAGTTAATACTAACTCTGTTGGCTACCCCGTGCCTATTCTGTTAGGTGAACGTGAAATTGGTGGCGCATTTATTAATGCAGGTATTTATACGGAAGATCAACAATAGGTGAATTATGCAAATTATTGAAGGTCAAAAAGGTGGAAATAAGAAACCGCACAAGCCTTACGAACAGCCAGACAACTTGCTTTCAACAGCTAAACTTAAAGCACTTATAGCATTAAGTGAAGGTGAAATCGAGGGTGGTTTAACGGCACAAAATATATTTATTGATAACACACCTCTGGCAAATCCTGATGACTCGTATAATTTTAAAGGTGTTCATTGGGAATTTCGTAATGGCAGTCAAACACAAGATTATATTCAGGGAATGCCTGAGGTCAGTAATGAATTGAGAGCTGGTTATAAAGTTAAAGCCAACAAACCTTGGGTGCGTTCCTTTTCTAACTTGGAACTTGATGCAATAAGAATAAAACTAAACCTACCGGTACATGTCCAATATCAAGATAATGGCGATTCACTTGGAACAATTACGCATTATGCTATTGATTTATCTGTTGATGGTAGTGCTTTCGAAACAGTTGTTAATGGTGCGTTCATCGGAAAAACAACGTCAGAATACCAACGAGATCACCGTATAAATCTTCCTAATGCCATTCAAGGCTGGACAATTCGTGTCAGACGAATAACTCCCGACTCGACATCAGGCAAATTAGTGAACGATTTTGGTGTTTTTTCTTATGCTGAAGTTATTGATAGTAAATTACGTTATCCAAATACAGCGCTACTTTATGTGGAGCTTGATGCAAGTCAATTTAATGGGTCTGTACCAAAAATAACATGCAAATTGAAAGGAAAATTAGTCCAAGTTCCCAATAATTACGATCCAGTATCACGAAATTATTTAGGTGAATGGAATGGTACATTCAAGATGGCTTACACAAATAATCCTGCATGGCTAGCCCATTATTTAATGCGTGATGAGATAGCTGGAATGGGATTAAGAATTGATTCCACGATGGTTGATAAATGGGCTATTTATCAAATTGCGCAATATTGTGATCAAATGGTTTCTGATGGCAAAGGTGGTAAAGAGCCTCGATTTGCTTGTAATGAGTTTATACAAAGTCAACGTGATGCTTATACAGTCTTAAAGGATTTGGTTGCTTCATTTCGAGGAATGAATTTCTGGGGAAACGATCAAATTTATTTAACGGCAGATATGCCACAAGATGAACCCGATTTTATTTACCATTCTTCAAATGTTATTGGTGATTTTGTCTATTCGGGTGGTTCCTATAAAAACCGTTATACATCGTGCTTGGTTGCTTATTCAAATCCTGACGACCATTATTGTGATGATGTTGAATCGGTCTGGGATAATGACTTAATGCGTCGCTATGATGTTAATGTTATGAAGTTAACAGCTATCGGTTGTACGTCTCAAAGCGAGGCTCAACGTCGAGGTCGCTGGGCATTGCTTTCTAACGTAAAAGATGGCATTGTGACATTTACGGTCGGTCTTGATGGTTATATTCCACTACCTACTCGTATTATAGGTATTGCTGACCCGTCACGTTCTGGCAAAGAAAATGGCGGGCGAATTCATACAGTAAGTGGTAGAAAAGTTACATTAGACAGACCAATCGATTATGGTGCAGGTGATAGATTAGTAATTAATTTACCCGACGGGACTGCACAAAGTCGAACAATAAAATCAATTAGTGAAGATAAAAAAACAGTTACTATAACAGCTAACTACAAAATCGCACCAGTTACCGGTGCAGTTTGGTGTATTGATAGTGATAATGTTGCTATTCAATATTACAGAGTGACATCTATATCTGCAAAAGAAAATCAACAATTCACTATAACCGCAATTCAGCACGATCCCGACAAATTTAAATATATTGATGATGGCGTAAGATTAGAACCAAAACCAATAACCGTGACGCCGCCTAGTGCTATTTCTGCGCCTAAAAATATTATTGTTTCTGAAAGTAGCTATGTTTCACAAGGTTTATCTGTGGCCTCTATAAACGTAAACTGGGATAAAGTGGATGGCGCTACAAATTACATCGCGCAATGGCGTAAAGATAATTGTAACTGGATTAATGTCGGGCAAACTAACGGAACAAGTTTTACTGTTAGTGGCGTTTATTCTGGTGTTTATGATGTTCGTGTGCGAGCGATTAATGCAGTTGAGGTTTCCTCTCCTTGGGCATATTCAGAAGCTAAGTCAATTAAAGGGAAGATCGGAAAACCAGATAAGCCATTAAATTTTACAGCTTCAGATGATGTGATATTCGGCATTGATTTAAATTGGTCATTTCCAAAAGGTAGTGGAGATACTAGTCATACGGAAATCCAATACTCAACTAATGAAAATGAAGAAAATGCATTACTTCTTAGCAATGTTCCTTATCCAAGTTATAGTCATTCTCAAATGGGGCTTTCGATAGGACAAGTCTTTTTTTATCGAGCTAGATTAGTTGATAAAATTGGTAACACAAGCGATTGGACAGATTGGATTAAAGGCATATCAAGCACTAATACTAATGATTTAACTGACCATATTTTCAATGAAATCAAAGAAACTGATGCGTGGAATTCATTAGTAGATTCTGTAGATAATTCGACTATTAGCTCAATAGAAAATGCTAAATCAATTATTGAAAATGCATTAGCTAATGACATGGAAACTAAACGCCGAAGAATAGAAAACGGTCAGCTTTCCGCTGAAATTACTGAAACCAACGCTGTTTTATTATCTGAAAAAGAAGCTACAGCAATGGTACTAACCGAATTGAAGTCAAATTTTGGTAATGTGAGTAGCAATTTAAGTGAGCTGAAACAGACAGTATCGGAACAAAATTCAGCAACAGCGCAGGCAATTCAATCTATCAACACAAAAGTTGGTGACGTTTCAACCTCAATATCTGATGTTAGTAAAACGGTAAATAATTTAGATGGAAAAATTTCCGCACATCGAACAATGAAGGTTGAAGTTGACAATAAAGGTCAACAGTATGTTGCTGGCATGACGATGGGGGTTGAAAATACCGATAAAGGTATGCAGTCTAATGTTATCTTTTTGCAAGATCGTTTTTCAATTATGAATGCCGCAGACGGTGACCCTCAAGTAATTTTCACTACTCACGGCAATCAAGTAATTATCAACGATGCGGCTATTGGAAAAGGTTCAATAACAGATGCACACATAAAAGATGGATCAATAACTAATGCGAAAATCAGCAACATCATTCAGTCTGATAATTTTGTTGATGGTAAAAAAGGTTGGCAGTTATCTAAAGATACCGGAACTTTGAAGGCTGTCAACGCTGATATTTCTGGGAAATTACAAGCAACTTCTGGGCAATTAAACAATGTTGTTATTAATGAGAATTGTCAGATTAAAGGTACACTAAATGTTGCGCAAGTTAAAGGCAACATACTCTCAGCCAAAAACTACGTTCGTGATGCTTATTTGAGCTTTGGATTTAATCCTCCGCTAAATTCGGCGCACATAATGACAGTTGAGGGGAATGGGCGTTGGCAAACGCTGTGTTTTGCAGGAACAACACGGATTGAATGCAAAAATGGCAATGTATCTGAGGTAACGCTACAATTTTTATTTAACAATCAATTCTCTTTTAATATTACTCAATTTATTAATAACGGGAAGATAGATAATTTATGCGTGCCAGTTCCTCCGCTGCCCATTGGAAGTAGAATTAATATTCAATTAATTGGTGAGCGAAGTAAACATTCATTTGTGAGTCAATGTAAAGTCTATTTTAATTCGTTAGCTTTGTTAATGAACAACTCAAATGGATTTCTTGATTAATTAACAATCTATTAAAACAAACCGCTACGAGAGCGGTTTTTTATTATCTGGAGAAAATTATGTCTTGGTACAAAACAGGCACGGTAAACGTAACCAATAACAGCAAAATAGTAACTGGGGTTAACACTAAATGGACTAATCCATTAATAGGTATTTGTTCTGGACAAATGTTGATGTTACAAACATCAAATACAATAGAAATTTATGAGATTGCATCTGTTCAGTCAGATACACAGCTAACACTAGCAAAAGAGTATACAGGAGCAAGTAAGACGGGTGTCTCGTACGAAATTCCGACCGCTCCCAAAGTATCAATCGAAACGTTGGCATTGCGTATATCTGAAATGCTCAATTACTATCAGCAACAAATGGAAGGTTGGCAGACAGCATTAACAGGTGAAGGGGAAGTTACTGTTACAGCTCCCGATGGCCGAGTTGTCACTATTAAGTCACAGTATTCAATACAAAAAGAATTAATACAGCTTGTTGAACAAGGTAAAGTTTTTGCACAATCCGCCAGCGAATCAGCTACAACAGCAACTAATGCTACCGAATCAGCTAAATCGTATTCAGATTCAGCAAAATCATATGCAGATAGTGCTAGTTCATCAGCTACAGCGTCAAATAACTCAGCTCAACAATCTAGCAATAGTGCAAATGTGGCTAAAGCATCTGAAAACAACGCTAAAACATCTGAAACGAATGCTAAAAAATCAGCAGAGGATGCTAAAAGTTGGGCGTCTACTATCGATACTACAAGTTTTATCAAGAAAACGGGTGAAGATAATCAGTCGATTAATGGCTCGTTAGATGTTAAAAAATTAACTGAACAAGGACAACGCGTCTACTCGCCGAATAATAAACCTGATGCTGATACCGTTGGCGCATTACCTGCAACAAGAATTGTCAAAAATGACGTACCTACCTACTCAGTAGGTGATCATGTTGAGTTTGAAAAGACGCTAACAGTTGGTGGTAAATCTGTTATTACTGATTTAACTGACGTTGATAATAAAATTGAGTTAATCAACACTGAGTTATCTAATACTAGAAATCAAATTAATACTCTCAATAATCGTATTTACGTTGTTGAGTCATATCGTGATGGCTATAGCTGGTACCGGGTCTATTCAGATGGTTTTATTGTGCAGTCGAGTACGGCGTTAATAGGAATACCGAATGCCAATGTGGTTTGTGGCACATTAATTAATTTGCTGAAACCAATGAGAACGCTCCACTATGGAGTTTCCATTGATAAACTCTATAGTGGAGCGTGGGGAATGAATGCATTTTCGTCCTCTGAATTGTATCAATCATCATTCTGGTTAGCTGCATACTCGACTATAGCTAGCGATGGTTGGATCAGATGGACAGTACAAGGATATTAATATGACAATTACAAATCAAGAATATGCAGAAGCGGCGATAAAAGCCAATAAAGAAGGTAAGATATTAAAAGTTAAAGATGGCAAGTTAATTTTTATTGAGCCTGAGCCAATGAGGTTAACGAATGAGCAAATTATTTATCAAAATCAGCAGATTAAAGAGTCTTTACTAAAAGAAGCAAACATCGAAATAGATATACTCAACGATAAAATAGAGTTTGATGATGCGACAGATGACGATGTAGCAATATTAAAAAAATGGAAACTATATCGGATTAATCTAAAAAAATTAGATGTATCAGATACCAACGTTATTTTTCCAGAAAAACCACAATAA